TAAGTTTTATTACTGAAAACATTTGGAATAATGAGTTAACCACCGTAAAAGGGCAATACATTGATGATGTTTTAACTCCCACCCATAGTTATCCCTTATTCGAATTGGTCGGCAGTGGCAAATTTAAATTCAAAAAATTTGCTACAATGTATGAATTATCTTGTGGCATTGATGATAATTTATATTTGCCAATTTCAGAAGAAGGTGATAGTATGGCCCTGATTAAAAATATGAAGTTCGGTAAGGTAAACTATAATGGAGAAGTTTACTGTATTGAAGTCCCAAACCATACATGGTATGTAAGACAAAATGGTAAAGCTCACTGGACTAAAAACTGCAATCACCCAGATACGTCGACTATAGACCTCAGTAGGATTGCAATGAATATTATTGAATTGCATTGGGAAGGTAGGACATTAGTCGGTAAAATGGAAATTCCAATTTCGGAAGGGTTTAGGAAATTGGGCGTTGTTTCTACTTGCGCTGATATTGTTGCACAATGGATTATTTCAGGCTTAAAGATTGGTGTTTCTTCAAGAGCTTTAGGTTCAGTAAAACAAATTGGAGATAAGTTGCTGGTTGACAGCGATTTAGAATTGATTGCATGGGATGTGGTAAGTAGCCCCTCGACACCGTCGGCTTATATTTCACGTGATGAATGCGGTTTACGGCCTTATATTGAATCCGATGAATCAAAAAAAGGCCTCCCATTAATGAAAGAAGATAAATTTTCTAAATTTGAAAATTGGCTTTTAGGATAATATTTTCTAAAAACTTGACTATTTCCCATAGATGGGAAAGAAAATTACATTAGAAGAATTTGTAGAAAGGTCGAATAAAATACATAATAGCAAGTACGATTATTCAAAGTCCGTATATGTAAACTATAGTACTAAGGTTTGCATTATCTGTCCTAACACGGGGAATTTTGGCAAGACCCAAGAACACATTTGAACGGTAGCGGTTGTCCAAAGTGTGCAACAGAGCAAGTGCATAACGCACAGCGAAAGACCAACGAACAATTTTTAGAAGATTGCAAGAAAGTATGGGGAGACCGCTATGATTTATCTACTATCGAGTATAATGGTGTATTGGGCCGAATTAAAGTTGGTTGTAGGGTTCATGGCGTTTTTGAAACTACAGCCAACGATTTTATATCGGGACATGGATGCCCTGTGTGTGCAGGCACTAAAAAGCTCACAACAGAAGAGTTTATTAAAAGAGCTCGTGAAATACACGGTGATAGGTACGATTACTCAAAGGTAGACTATAAAAATATGACTACCCCTGTTTGTATAATTTGTCCTATTCATGGGGAATTTTGGCAAAAACCGACTTATCACTTGCATGTAGGGCATGGTTGCCCTCAATGTTTCCAAAGCGTCAAGAAAACAACTGAACAATTCATAGAAGAGGCCAACAAAGTACACAATGGAAAATATACTTATGAACATGTTGTTTATAACGGTAATAAGAAGCCTGTATTGATTACATGTCCTAAGCATGGAGATTTTTTAATGAGGCCATTATCTCACCTTCAAGGGCAAGGATGTCAAAAATGCTATGATGAAAGAAGAGGGCAAACAAGGCTATTGGACCCTGAAGTAGCCATTAAAAACATAAAAGAGGCATACGAATCCCGTGGCAAACATTATGATTTATCCAAGGCAAAATACGTAAATACTAAAACCGATATTACAATTATTTGTCCTGAGCACGGTGAATTTAAAACGAAATATTATAAAATAATAAACCGTGGTGATGGTTGTAAAAAGTGCGCAAATATTCAAAATGGCATAAATAAAAGGCTAACTACCGAAGAATTTATTGAAAAGGCAACAAAAGTTCATCATGGCAAATATGGCTATTCTAAAGCGAATTATAAAACAAGCACCGATAAGGTTACTATTACTTGTCCGATACATGGGGATTATGAACAAGTAGCGACTATTCATTTAAGCGGTTGTGGCTGTCCAAAGTGTAATCAATCAAAATTGGAAATCAAATTTAAAAATATCTTAGATGAACAAGGTATAAAATATGTAGAACAGGCTAAATTTGATTGGCTTGGAACGAAGAGTTTAGATTTTTATTTACCTGAATATAATATTGCCATTGAATGTCAAGGTGGGCAACATTTATTCGAGGTAGAACATTTCGGAGGAGATGAGGGCTTTAATAAAGTTGTTTCAAGAGATATTGAAAAGAATAAACTTTGTAATGAAAATGGTATTAGAATTCTCTATTATATTGAGGATATAAATAAAAAATTTACAAATAATAGTATTTTCAAAGGAATATACAATAGCAATAATCTCATTATTGATTCAGAAGTTTTTAATATTCAGAACTATTTATAATAGTAGGATTTTAAAAATAATTTAAGAATTTCACATATTATTTAAATGGGACGAAAGATTAAGATTTCTGAACAGGAATTAACTCAGCTTATCAATGAGTGTGTAACAAGGGCTATCAATGAAATTTCGATGGATACTCTTGATAGTGCTATTGATAAAGCAGGTAGCAGAGCGTATAGTGGCAGTCGTACTGGCACGTATAACACTCAAGCTCAACGCAATAAAGCCAATCAGCAATATGCCAATCTCAGAAAAGCTCGTGCTGAAAGAATGGGCTATGACCCAACCAACCCAAAGGATGCAAACAATCCCGATAATGCATATAGACAAGCACGTTGGGAAAAGAATAACGATGAAAGGCGAGATGGCCGCCGTAGATATGAGAACGGTAAATGGTCAAGTGGCCATGAAACTTATTCTGCTGAAAGAATGCGTAAGAATATGGAGGCAATGAATAAGTCCTTCGCTCCTAAAAAGAAAACTGGCTTAGTAGATAAACTTAAAGGTCTTGTAGGCAAAAAGTAATTATTTCTTTGAGGAATAGCACTTTTCGTTTTATGAGACTATTTATTATTAAAAATAAGTCAATTTCAAATTGAATTCAATTAAATGAAGAAAGATAATACGGCAGAAAAGACTATCCAAGATGCTGAACGTTTAAGTAAGGCATTGAAGGAGAGTACCGAAAAATCTTTAAAAGACCTTATGAATGAAGCCATTTCTAATATCATCAAAGAAAGTGATGAAGAAGATGATGAGCCGATTGAAGATGAGGTTCCCGAAGATAATTCGGAAGAAGGAAAAGAAGAAGAAGATGTCAATTCCGATGATGTTACTTCTGATGAAGACAAAGAGGATACTGCAGTAGAGGATACTGAGGATTCTACAGAAGACACCGACCCTCTTGAAGACGGCGAAGGTGATGAAGATGAATGGTCTGATTTAGAGCAATACAAGGTTGGTGACAATGATTATGATTTCACTGGCGTGGACGGAGACACTGTTCTCAAGGTGTACAACAAACTTAATGACGATGACAAAATCTTAGTTAAACAAACTGAAGATGGCAACTACGAAATTAAGGATGATGAGACTGGCGCTGAATATGTGATTGAACTTAATGATGATGCCGATATTGACGATTTCCAAGGTGAAGAAGATGATGAGCCCGAAGATGATGCGGACATCGAATTAGAATTAGGCGGTGATGATTCAGAGGATGATTTAGAGCCTGAACTTTCTGATGAAGATGGTCTTGACGGCGAGGACTTAGACATCGAATTTGCTGATGATGAAGACAGTGACGAAGACGATGAAAATAAAGATGAATTAGACGAAGACACAGACCTTATGACTAACGAGTATCAAAAGAAAACAGCAATGACACTCCCAAAGGATGGCAAGTCTAATAGTCCCTTCGATGCAGGCGCTCCTAAAGGCGGAGAAAATGCAGCTCGTCCCTATGGTAAACGTGGTAACGATAATCCGTTTGACAAATCAGTAAATGAATGTGGAGATGGTGCCTGTGGAACTAATGAAGATGTGATTGAAGAGGATGGTTCTGGTCTCAATACCAAACATTCGACTAAAAAGTCAACCAATCGCATTAATAGAAGCGCTCAAAATCAGCGCAACAGTTCTGAAAATGGCGAATTCCAAGCATTGCGTGAAGGCGCAGTGAAAATCTACAATAAGGCCAAGGAGATTCAAAAGGAAAACAAACAATATAAAGAATGTATTGCCCAAATTAAAAAGTCTTTGAAAGAGGCCGCAGTTCTTAACGTAAACCTCACTCAAATTGTCAAACTCCTTTCTGAAAATACAACCACTCAGAAAGAAAAGAAAGACATCGTAGAACGTTTTAATAGGGTAACCACAATCAAAGAATCTAAGACTCTCTACGATTCAATTAAACGTGAATTAAATGAGTCAAGACGTAAAGAAGTGGTATTGGAACATGGTACAACCGCTTCTCCATTAAATACCTTAAATGAAACTACCATTTATAAAAACAGTAAGACTTCTAACCCTGCATTGGATTTGATGTCTCGCATGGATAATCTTTGGAAGTAAATCTAATAAAGGTATTTAATAATACGAAATAGTTCTTTTTGATTTATAGAACTATTTATTATTAAAATAACAAAGAAAAACTAACGATTAGTTAAAATACAATGATTTCTAATTTTTTGAATGGCGCAGGTGTAGGTAGCATTGCTACTAGCCTTCAGTCAGAAGCTCGTAAGCAAATTCAAGAACGTTGGGAAAATCTCGGTTTTACCAAAGGTCTTAAAGGATATCTCAAAGAGAACATGGCCGTTATCTTCGAGAACGAAGCTAATCAGCTCCTTAAAGAAGCAACTGATTCTTCAAACAGCGGCTCTTTCGAAACAGTAGTATTCCCTCTTGTACGTCGTGTATTCTCTCGCCTCTTGGCTAATGATATCGTATCTGTACAAGCAATGAACATGCCTATTGGTAAACTGTTCTTCATTAAGCCCGTTACTTCAGAACGTAAATGGGATATTCAGAGTGAAGAGGGCGTAACCGATGGTGATACTGGTTCGCACTATGGTCTCATGGGCTACGAGCGCACCGTAACTTCTAACGCTGGTGACAGCACTCCTGGTTCAAAAGAAAACCGTTTTTATCTTCCCGATGAAGCTGTAAACGACAAAACTGTAGGCGTTACCAAATATATGAAGAAATCTCTCTATGACTTGTTCTATGATGATTTCTTATATGACAACTCTAAGGGTAAAATTCATATCAAGGTTGGCACTATAGAAGCTGCTGGTATCTCGGCTAACGGTGAATACACCAAGGGTGCTGTTAAAGTTTGTGGTATTGATGATTCTGTACGTAATGCAATCGTAGCTGTAGGCGGTTTCTCTGCTTACAATTCTGCCAAACTTACAGGTCCCGACGGCAATGAAATGGATACCGAAGCATTCGTAGCTTCTCTTAAAGTTATGGCTGTTAAGGATATCGAAGATGCTGAAGGTAAAGGTTTCACTACTTTTGCTAAGGGTGATTCAATTCCTTTCCGCTTTGTAACTCAACGTTATGGTGCAGGTATTGTTGATAAGCCTTCTGTGGTAGGTGCTGATGGCAAGATTTACATTGAGCTCGATTTCGCTAAACCTACCCGTGAAATGCAGAAAACTGAAGATGGTTTCATTGGCGTTGACCCGACTGCAGTTACTGCCGATAACCTTTCAGACCTTTTCCAAGTTGCTTGGGCACAATATGACAGCCTTGAACTTGAAACCGAAATCGGTGAAGTAAGCTTCGAACTTTCTAATGTTGATGTAGCTGTTACTGAACGTAAGCTTCGTGCTACTTGGTCTCCTGAAATGTCTCAAGACGTTGCAGCTTTCCACAACATCGACGCCGAAGCTGAATTGACCGCAATCCTTTCTGAACAAATCGCTGCCGAGATTGACCGTGAAATTCTCCGTGACCTCCGTAAGCAAGCTCCTTGGCAGTTGACTTGGGATTACAATGGTTGGAGACGTATGAATGGCTTCTCTACTAACTACACCCAAAAGGACTGGAACCAAACTCTTATCACTAAGCTGAATCAGATTTCTGCACAGATCCACAAAGCAACACTGAGGGGTGGCGCTTCATTTATCGTATGCTCAACTGAAATCTCAGCTATCTTTAATGATTTGGAATACTTCCACGTTACTGACGCTAATGCAGAAGCCAATACCTACTCAATGGGTATAGAAAAGATTGGTTCTCTCCAAGGCCGTTACCAAGTATATGTAGACCCATATTCTCCTGCTGGTAGCATTATAATTGGTCATAAGGGTGATAGCTTACTTGATACAGGTTACATTTATGCTCCTTATGTTCCTATGCAATTAACTCCGACTATCTACAATAGTCAAAATTTTGCTCCTGTTAAGGGAATAATTTGTCGATATGCTAAAAAGATGGTAAATAACCGTTATTATGGTGGTGTAAGAGTTCTCGGACTCCAAACTTGGGATATGAGCGAGCTTCGCTAATATACTGATTTTCAATATATTAATCGCCTTTAAGATTCGTCTTAAGGGCGATTTTTGTTTATTTAATTTTGTACTGTTGAAAGGTATACTAAGGTAAGTTTTTTTTAGCCCACCTTATACCTTAATCATATTATAGATGCAATTTGCATAAATAAGAAATTATTTGTAACTTTGCATTGGTATTAAAATACACACATAATATGATTAATGATATTCAGATAAAAAATCTTTGCGAGGATTACATTAATGGAGGCCATTTGACACCTATTGCTGAAAAATATGGCTTAAAGCAAGCTGATGTAAAAGTTATACTTAAAGAAAATAATATTCAGATTCGTAAAAATAGAAAAAGGGGTGAAAAGATAGAATTCGTAATTCCTGATCATCGAATTAAGAAATATGATAAAGTTGAAAAAGGATATCATTGGGTAGCAGTTTCAAAGTCTGACGGAACAAGATTTTACGATGCAGAAAATAAAGGTGGCTTTCTTACAAGCTATATTAAAAATACGCTTGGAATTTTAGTGCCACCATTATTCGAGCGCAACATATATTATAAAACGACAGGAAATTATTGGTGGGAGCAATATTTTGATGTTGTAAAAGAAAAAGATAAGGAAACTAAGAAGTGCCCTTATTGTGATTGGGAAACTGTGGATATCCATAACAATAGCGGGGCATTTTTAGTCCATTTGGAGAAAACTCACGGGTTGACTAAAGTAGAGTACCTGAAAGAACATCCTGAAGATAGGAATTACTTTATCCTTGCAAATAAGAGCTTGAACAGGCATATAGAACTTGACGAAAGTAAATTTGTTATTTGTGCTGTTTGTGGTGAGAAATTCACAAAATTAACACCTAAGCATTTAAAAACGCATGGGCTAACAAAAGATGAGTATATTGCGAAATACCAAAAACCAACATTGTCCGATGACTATTTAGGGTATTTAACTTCAGCAATGAAATACAGAAACGAATTTTGCATAACCCCATCATTTTCTTCTTTTGCTGAAGATACAATAAAAGAGTTTCTTCTAAAATATGAAATTGAAGGCAGGCCTGATAGACATATCTTAAATGGCAAGGAAATAGACGTTTTTATCCCGTCTGAAAATATAGGGATAGAATACAATGGTGTGCGATGGCATGGTGAATTCTTTGGCAAAAAAGATAAAGATTATCATTTGAATAAAACTGTTGAGGCGAAAAACAACGGAGTGAATTTAATACAAATCTACGAAGATGAATATGAACTTCATGGCGAGAATTTACTCTTCAAGTTATTGCATATAATTGGCAAAGAAAATAAACTCGAAGCAATAAAAGCCGATGCTTGCAACATTAAAGAAATAAACCAAGAGGAAGCATCTAAATTTATTAATACATATGATATCTATGATTATAAATGCTCTGAAATAAATTATGGTGCCTTCATTGATGGGAATATTATTTCGGTAATTTCTTTTAATAATATTAGCCCTAAATACTTTGAATTAACGAATATATCGTGCGATTATCGAAAGAATTGCAATGCTGTGTTAAGAGCCCTTTTTGAATACTTTTTAGACCAATATAAGCCAAGTAAAATTGAATGTAAGGTTGACAGGAGGTTAGTCATTGAAGCCAATAACATATGCACCAATTTATTTGGTTTTAGATTTTCATCATATATCAGTCCTGATTATTGGCTGACGAATAGCCACATAAGCAAATATAAACGTTTTGATAAATCTTATATCGAAAACTTCGGCTTAGATAAGTACGAATGTAATACCGAAGTTTTAAAATCTAAAGGCTTCGATAAAATATGGGATTGTGGTTCTATTTTATATATTTGGGGTAATAGTAATGTTAGAAAGAAACCAATGACATCCCAAGATAAATTAAACGAATTCATAAGAAAGGCCAAATTAGCCCACCCAAATGAAAATTTAGACTATTCTAAGGTTGAGTATAAAACCAATAGGACTCCTGTATGCATTATCGACCATGATTTAGATGAGAATGCCGAAGAATATGGAGAATTTTGGCAAACTCCTTCAAATCACTTAAGGGGGCAAAGCCATCCAAGAAAAAGAACCCTCAAAATCAGAAAGCAAAGACAGACCGATAGGGATGAATTAATTAGACGCTTCAAAGAAGCTCATCCTAATGATAACTTCGACTTTTCAAAAGTCGAATATATTAATATGCACACCCCTGTATTAGTAATCGACCACACGTTAGATGCCCTCGGAAATGAATACGGAGAGTACTATGTAGAACCAAACAGTTTTTTGAAAGGTTTATACTCGGCTGAACGCCTCAAAAGGGATAGAGCGAATGCGGCTTTTTTAAAAATCAAAGAAGCTGAAGCTAAGCGTAAAGAACGAGAAGAAAAGAAAAGAATCAAAGAAGAAGAAAGGCTTGCAAAGACAGTAAATAAAAAAGAAACAAAATCTTTCTATAAAGGTCATAAAGGCACTCTTGAAGAATTCATTATCAATGCTAAGGTAGTGCATCCTGACGAGAATTTAGACTATTCTAAAGCAACTTATGTGGATGAGAAGACTCCCATCTGCATCATAGACCATGATTTGGATAAAGACGGGAACGAATATGGTGAATATTGGCAAGAGCCTTATGCTCATATGTGTGGATGTGGCCATCCAAGAAAATCATGGGATAGAAGTAGTGACTTAAGGCGAAAGAACCGAGAACAAGTAATTGAAGAAATCAAGGCTGCACACCCTGATGAAGATTTGGATTTCTCTAAAATGGAGTATATCAACAATAAAGTACCAGTTACTATTATTGACCACACTTTAGATGGCCTCGGCAAGGAATACGGTGAATATCAAGTTTTAGTTACAAGTTTTACTAAAAAGGGAAGCCGTGCTTTTGCTAAAGTTCAGAGGGATGCATATGTGAACTTTATTAAAAAAGCTAAAGAAATTCATGGTGATAAAGATGATTATTCTGAAGTAGAATATGCCTCAAGAACTACACCCGTAAAAATTATCTGCAAAGAGCATGGGCCTTATTACCAAACAATTAATGCTCATCTTGCAGGATGCAGATGCCCTAAGTGTGCTAATCAAAAGCTTACACTCACGACTGATGAGTTTATTAAAAGAGCTACTGCCATACATAAGGATAAATATGATTATTCAAAATCGACATATACAAAATATGGTGAACCAGTAATCATAACATGTCCTGTGCATGGCGATTTTATACAAACACCTGATAAGCACTTAAGTGGTCACGGCTGTCCTAAATGTGGAAACAATCTCTCTAAAGCTGAAATTGAAATCTCCGATTTCTTGAAATCAATTTTAGGTGAAGATAAAATTATTGAACGAGATAGGACCGTCTTGGAGGGAAGAAAAGAGCTTGATATCTATATCCCTGAAAAGAATTTAGCGATTGAATTCAATGGCCTAAAATGGCATAGTGAAGAATTTGATAGGAATAATACTTATCATCTTAGTAAGACAAACGAATGTAAAGAAAAAGGAATTCGTTTAATCCAAATTTTCGAAGATGAATATCGTGACCACAAAAATTTGGTTTTAAATAAGTTAAAACACATTATTGGCGGCGATATTGATTGCCTCGTTATAGGTGCAAGAAAGTGTGAAATAAGAGAAATTGAAAAGGAAGAGGCTAAATTGTTTTTAGATGAATTTCATATTCAAGGATTTGTTTCCGCAACGGTATATCTTGGTGCTTTTGATAAAAAAACGAATAAACTTATTGCAATTATGAACTGCAAAGAAGAATCAAGTGGCAATTGGAATCTTTCAAGATTTGCTACTGATACAAGCTATAAACTTCCTGGTATTGCCTCTAAGATGTTAAAACACTTTATTAATGAATATAAACCAAATGAAATAAAGAGTTTCTTGGACAGAAGATGGAACATTGAAGGCAATAGCATGTACGAACAAATCGGTTTTAAATTAGATAAAGTTAGTGGCCCTGATTATATGTACACTGACGGAACTAACAGATACCATAAGTTTGGCTTTAGAAAACAAACTCTTAACAGAAAATATGGTTTACCTTTAAGCATGACTGAAAATGAAATGACGCAATACTTAGGTTACCATAAAGTTTGGAATTGTGGGCTTGTTAAATATGTTTGGAAGAAAGAGAAAAACGTCTAACTTTCAGATTAAGAAGATATTTATGAGTACGGGGTTTCATAAAAATAAATAGACCTCGTACTTTTTATTCCTATGAAAAGAGTATTAATTAACGAAGGTGCTGAAAGTCGTAATATGTCGGCTGCAAAGCATTATTTATATAAATTAGGTTTTGATGAAGCTAAAGCGTTAAAGTTTATCGGTGCTGTTAAAACCGATATTCCAAATGTAAGGCTTCAGAAATGCAAGTTTATCTTGGGTGTTGTTAGGATGGCCAAGGAAGGGCAACTTACTGATGGTCCATCTATTCTTGCTTTGAATAAGACGCTTAAATTAGTTGCCAACGAAACACATGTTAATGAATATAATCAAGACCTAAATGGAATGTCTTGTGAAGAACTCGTCAACCGTTTCAAAGGGGCTGCTGTACAAGATTTGCAAGATAGAAAGGCCCAAACAGGGAATCAAAAATTTAGCGGCCAAAGTGATTACAATATTGTAAGAATTACTTCTTTTGAAGAAGCCGAAAGCTATGGTGACTATGTAGATTGGTGTGTAACCCATGACGATGACATGTATAACAACTACACTCATGGTGGTATGGGACTTTTTTACTTCTGCCTTAAAAACGGTTTTGAAAATGTAGAAGAAGTAAAAGGTGAAGGGTGCCCATTAGATGAGTATGGACTATCAATGATTGCTGTATCTGTCAATGAAGACGGTTCTTGTAATACAATCACTTGCAGATGGAATCATGCTAATGGCGGCAATGACAATATCATGACCGATGTAGAATTGTCCAAGGTTATCAACAGAGATTTCTACAAAACATTTTTACCCTATAGTCCTGAAGAAATAAGGAAAAAACGTTCAGAAATTGTAGGCCTATTTAAACAGTGGGTTTCCAACGAAGATTGCTTTTACAACATAGATGATGATTATTATTCAGCTTCTTATGAGTATTGCAATGTTGATAATACTGATGGCGAATTAAGAGACGAAAATGATGAACCATATTACGATAGTTACGGAAACATAAAAGACGAAGTAACTAAATTCATTATCATACAATCAGATTTCTGTGATATTATAGAAGATATCATTGGTAGTGATAAGTATATGATATATGATATATGATGTGCGGACGCAAGAACCTATAATTGATGAGATTTTTGATGACGTACATGCTTGGAAGAACAATGTTGGATTTGTTGTAAAATTGGGCAAGAAAGAAAACCTACTTAGAGAAGACGGTACCTATGCATGGGATGGAGAATGGTTTGATAAGGTAATGAACTATGGCTCTACCTCAATGGTATTTCTTGATAGTAAGTTCGCATTACTTGATGTTAAAAACAAACGAATTATTAACAATACATGGTTTAAGGCCATAAAACCATTAGTAAATGGAATTTTTGTTTGTTATGCTGACGATTCAACCTTAATCTTGAACTCGGCAGGGCAAACATTGGTTAACGGAATTGTTGAAGCCAAAAAAGTCAGTGAAGTAATTATAGTTAAATGGCCTGATAGGAAATCCCAATGTTATAGACTTTCTGATGATGGTAAAGGACTATTGCCCTTATCTTCAATGAGATTTAACCAATGTACAGGTTTTAGAAATATTCAAGGTAGAGAGTTTTATGCTGCTAAGTTAGATTGGCATGAATACTATATGGATATTCAAGGAAGAAAAACTTATGTTAAAAATGGTGAAGGCTATAAAATGATAGAAGACCTTGGAAGTCATGATGCCGATAAATATAAAATCAGAAACCAACAGATAAATAATAATCCGACAAAAAGCTTCTCTGCAAGAGACTATATAAAAGAAAATAAAAAGAAAAGTAATTTTCAAATGAAAAAGAATAATATATTAAACGAAGCAAAGCTGAATAAGCTTATTAAAGAGAGCATTAAGAAAGTTCTTAAAGAGAATCAAGAGTATCCCGAAGAACTTTATCAAATAGGTAGAGAATTGCAGGAAATAAACGTAAAATTAAGCCGTTTAAGCGGCCAATATCGCTTTGAGGATAAAGACACTTATGAAGTAATTAGAAGTCTTCAAAATCAATTAAATGGCGTCTGTGGAGACTTAAACACATATGGTATTTCAAGTTATTTGAATGAGGGATTTGAAAGGACTTATAATCAGGCTAAAGATGATTATTTCAAAAGAGAGCCTCATGGTATGTGGGGAATGGAATTAAAAAATCCTGAAGGCGAATGGGAATATGGCGACATTAATTACGACCCTAAGGCACAAACTATGAGTTGTATGGGCGCTACTATTCAGGTAGACCCTGATATGACGGTAGTCCAAAATCTTGAAGCTCTGTACGACGAGTTAGTCAATCAAGGCTACGGGCAGGATTAAGACAAAGAATTTTAGGCAATATTATAAAATTAGAGGATAATTAGCTTTTAAGGCCTTATCCTCTTTTTTTTTATTTTTATATATTTGTTATTGATGGCTACCTTGCAGGGCGTTTGATTATTCTCCTTTTACGAGAAGATGTAGAAGTTGAAGGAGCTTTAGCCCCATTAGTAGTTCTTTTAGTAACTTGTTTAGAAGATACTGTTCTAACTTTTGAATTACATCCGCAGCTCATTTGTGGAATTTGTTTCTATTTTCTAAACTATAAATATAGGATAGGGCGTTAAATTTAATTATTCTCATTCTTAAATGCGATTTTTGCAAAAAAATTGTCAGAATCCTGATATTAAATTTGAATTTTGAACTTTTTTAAACATTTAAAGCGATGGTTATTACAGTTTATATCATAATTGCAGCATTACTTGCATGGCAGATATATGAAACCAAAACCTCATTATCGAAAAAGATTAGTAAGAAAACCGAATTGATTTGTGAACAGACCGATGCAATTCAGAATGATTGCCATTTTCGTGGTTTAACATTGAGAATTGGGAAGGAAAACATCCATTACATATTAGGTAATGACTACAAAAGTTATATAGTTTGTGCTTTGATATTAAAAGGCAGCTCTGCCATTTCTATTATTCTTAAAACATATAATACAGAAGATAAAGAATATAACGAAATGTGCGCTAAAGAATTAGTTGCTTTATTAACGGAAACCTATTAGTTATGTTCTTCTGCTTTTTATTTTATATATTGATTATTATGTACAATAACAATGGAAAAATTACGAAACTTTTTTATTAGTCTGTTATTGGTAATTGGCGCAGCGTTAATCATTGGCAGTATATTAACTTTATTGTTCAAAATCCATACTATTGTTGGCTTAATAGGTTGTGGTTTTATTTTGATTGCATTCGCTATTTGTATTGCTGACTATCATAATAGTAAAAATTTTTGATAGAAAATTTGGATTGTAGGAATTTTTTACATATCTTTGCATCAACTAAAGAACTTAATTATGATAACACTAATCGAAGGGACAAGCATAACTAACTTCAAAGATATTGATTCTGTATCAGATGGCTATCATACCTTTGATGAACTCTACGAGTTTAGGAAAGTCTATAATGCAGCTTTCTTTAATGCATTGGCTAAGGAAGGCAAAGTGCAGGTGCTTAAATCTAAAAAACATTCAAATGGAACCGTGCCATTTGGCGGTGGGTGGTTCATTGTTCAAGCTGAATTGCCATCAGGACAAATCTCTAACCATTACAAAATTGAGGATTGGAATTTATTCAATATTCCTGAAGTAGAATTGGCTAATGAATACGACGGCCATACTTCTAAGGATGTAGTTAAGCGTATTAAAAATTATCTTTTAAATTTTAAATAAAACATGGACATTGAAGGCTCTGATATGGTTAATACTGTTTATCCAACCCCGCAATGGATAAAAGATATTGGCTGCGAGATAGCCAAGCTTGTTAATGTAGATGACGTTATTACAAAATGCTGCATTACAGGGACAATCACTAAAGGTTTGAGAAAACACAAAAAAGATTTCCTTGAAACTCCTAAGGTTTTAGCTAATGAAGATTTTCTTCGCCCTCATGCTCGGGAGGGAACTGGTCATAAAGATAGCCACGGTAATGAGATAATCGAAGGTGATATACTTTCCAATATGAACAGTGGTGAACTTTGCCTTGTTTCTTATTCTGAAACTGATGGTAGATATATCCTTAAAAGAAGAAAGCGTAAGAACATAATTCTCACTCCGTCAAGGGCTGAAAATTATGAGAAAACCGTTGGAAATTTATATTCAATTTTTAAATTAAGTAAACTTTTTGAATAATAAGTTATGATAACAAAAACAACTTCAATAACACAAGATTTATATCTTCTTGAACATGGCATAGATAGAGGCACAGCTGACATGTCATGGCAAGAAGTGAAAGATGAAACTGACAATACATCACGTGAAATTTATTTTCTTTCGAACTGCAAAAATAACGGTGAAATACCCGCATAAACTTGCTTCCAAAAGAAATAAAGACCACTGACAATGATTACGAGCTCACCATTACATTTAGAGAGCATAGTTGTGATGTTGCTTATGTAAACGGAAGAGAACTTTATCATTGCGCTATGCTCTACGATGATTTAGTCGAAGCTATTATAACAGTAATTCTTAGTGTTAAGAAAGATGAAAACGCTAAAATTTAGAGGTAAGAATGTTAATGGTGGTGAGTGGGTCTATGGAGCCTTGCAACACTCATACAACGACTGTGTATGTATCTTTAATCATGATAAAAGCCCGTATCAATTTGGGGTTGTACCTGAAACCGTAGGACAATCAACTGGATTATACGATGCGAATGGTGTTGAGATTTTCGAAGGGGATATTCTTCGTTCAGGCTCAATACTTGATTTTGAAGTATATTGGAATCAGGAAAAGGCCTCGTACTGTACTAAGAATGGTATTGCACCTGATGGTTCGTTCCTGCTTTGTGATGTATTCATGTTTTACTCCGACGCTGTAGTAGTAGGCAGTATTCACGATGACCCCAATCTATTAAAACAATCTTAGTTAAATAAAATATGACACAAACTGCAACAACATTAGAACAAAGTAAAATCTTACTTGAAATAGGTATCAAACGGACTACCGCAGATATGCGGTGGGAATGTAATACTGTTGGTGTGCCTACATACGATAGTCTAAGTCCACATATCTATTTTTCTGAAAGCAGATGATGAATGTGGCATGTATGATGTCTCAGCATGGTCTTTATCTGCTTTAATACACTTATTGCCTGAATATATTGATATTGAACAGCGATATGAACTTGATATTACTATTCATAATGGCATGTATAGTATAATGTATAAAGATAATTACACATCAATTAGTTACTATGTAACTGAATACACCGATATTTTTGAAGCGATAATAGCAATGTTGGAAAAATTAAAATTAGAGACGAAAAAATGAAATTTGAAATAGATTCCACCTTAGGCGAATTCGATAAATATACCGATGGACTTAAAGCTAATGGTTTTAATATTTCATACGAAGGGCCTTTAGCTTACGTTGAAATCAATAGCTTGGAGCAATTACTTCAACTGCGTAGCATAGTAGGTAATTCTATTATTATAGGCGGTGGCCCCAATTACCTTGAAATAGAAATTTATGATTATTACCGAGAATAGTTATGAGAATGAACAAATTCCGTGGCAAAAGTGGCGATGAGTGGGTCTATGGATACTTAAGCACCTCTATTTATGGCACATATGGCATAATAGACTTTTACGGTGAATTCATTGAAGTTGATTTAGATTCTATAGGCCAATACACAGGCGTGAAAGATGTTATCGGAAACGAAATTTATGAAGGCGATATTGTTAAACATCACACAACTAAAGCTGTATCTGAAGTTCTGTGGGATGATGAATTAGGCTCTTTCGTTTTAAGAACACATCTCCCAACGATTAATAAGGTATTTACGAGTAATGAACCTATTGGCTTGAAATTAAAACCGATTTCAAATATTACTGTCATTGGCAATACCTTTGACAATTTTATAGAAACGAATAGAGATAAAAATCAATCAGAAAAATGAGAAACTATAAAATAGAAAAACTTGAAAAAGGAGAGGTTGTTATCTCAAGAGAACCAGGAAATTCTATGACTCCGATTCTAAAATCAAGAGAGCCTGTAATTTTAGTGCCTGAAACTGATTGGAATAATTTCAAGAAAGGCGATATTGCCTACATTAAAATCCACGGCAATTTTTACACACATTTAGTATACGCTGTTGATAAAGAAAAAGGCCTACAAATTGGTAATAACCATGGCCATGTGCAGGGATGGACTAAGAAGGTTTATGCTAAGGCTGAATTAATCCCAAGCGAGTGGTTGAATAAAGCCGAAGAATATTTAGAATTAAGGCTAAAAGAACATAGAAACTAATATGACATCAAACCCAAGAACAATTGCTTTGCAAGCGATGATGGAACGGCAACAACTCAAAGATGGGCAATCGTTAGAGCCAATAGAAATAGACGACACCACAGAAATAGTTAGCAATTTTGTATCATCAATTATTAATGGCATGAAACCTTTGGAAGGCGAATTACAAAAAATTGTTGATAGCAACTTTTGGAGTTTAATTGAAACAAAATAGATGATGGAAAAAGATAATTTAAAACTCTTCAATAACGAAGAAATTCAAAAGAAATACGACAAGCTTCAAGAACAGGCCAACGAAATATACTCTAAAGTTGGTGCGATTTATGCTGAACAAGAAAAATTGTTCAGCCAAGTAGTTAATTTGAAAGGGAAATATGTTTATTTCAAGGACTCAAATGTTTACTTATATGTTGGTACTCAATTTTATGGCTCAGGAATGCTGACTGTGAGAGGCTTTGGTTTTAAATCTTCATTCTCACCATATGCAGACGATAATTATTTTGAATGGGATGCTTTCAAAAGTATTGACATTCATATTACAAGGTGTCATACATTTGAAGATGTAATGAAGGATATCGAAATCATTACTGAAGATAGGTTTAATCAAGCGTTCAAAGAGGCCTATGATAAAACCATTGAAGCAAAAAATAAATTTATAGAATATTGGGAAAAAGAACAATAGAGCTATATCATGGATGAGGTTGTTAAAAAACCAATGGAGCAAGTTCTTTCTGAAATTGAAATGTTATTGTCACAGCATAAAACACTTAATTCTCTTAAAGAACAAATAGAGGATGCAATTGCTACCAATGAAGACAATATTGTTTACAAAAGAGATGTCATTGCGAATTACTATTTAGGTAAATACATTAAATGCCAAAACGAAGATGGTATATGTTATGTATTTGCCGAACATGTTTTTCTTAAAGAAGACAGAATTGAGTTTTGCGGTGATATTATAGACGATGGATATACATCTTCAAAAGAGAAAGTTCTCTATTATAGCATAACATTTTATGTACAGGCCATAGCTAATTTTGAACTCATTTCCAAGGAGGAATTTGAAACCGAATTTAAAAGAATTTTTAACAAAGAATACAAACGATGAGTAACAATAATAGCAGTTCAGGTGGTATGGGCTTTTGTTCAGTCCTATTTTTGATATTTTTAGTGCTTAAACTAACTAATACAATAGATTGGTCGTGGTGGTGGGTAACTTCGCCATTGTGGATTGGCTCAGCCCTTAGTATATTAATTTTAGCTATTGTAATTATTATTGGCAATAGAAATAGATTCTAAGCGTAACATAATTTAATAACAAGAAAAAGTGGAGCGATTGTTGTTGCCCCACTTTTTCTATTTTAAATATTCTTTGATCACTTTTCGTGAAATGTTTTCTATCAATTTTTGAAGTTTAATGCTCTCGTCTAATTCTTCTTTCGGTAGTTCTTCTGCCCTAAGTATGTCAATTATTCTGCTTTGCCAAGTTGCTTTGTGCTTCCTCTGAATATTATTGATTCTTTCTATACGGTCGGCACCATCCCCATCCCAATAGAAAGTTTTTGTGTGGTCTTCGTTGTACATGAAACGAACAGAGAAAGAATGGCCACCATCACCAATTTCTGAAATCGCCGATAAAAGTCTGACGAAATTACTTATAGCCTCTTTATCGCAATCTGTTGAAAGTAAGATATGCTGCCCTCTTTGATTATCTACGGGCATATATTTTGTATTCCTAAAACGCAGTGGTTTATCGAAAATTATATCTCTACGATAGTAAGAATCATCACTATCTAATGTTATATAAGCCCTGCCTTTGAATTTCGTTGAGACTACGAAATCAAGTATCTTTTTGGCCTCACTTCCATCATTAAATTCAATTGTCATGGAATTTTTTTTCTACTTTTTTCAATAAATATTTTGTTGTTTTAAAATTAATACTTACTTTTGCAGTGTAACTAAAAAAAACAAAATTATGAATACTAATAAGTTGGAAAGAGACATAATTGTTTTATTGGGCTGTGCCGAGGTTGCGAATAACGCAGTAAGGTGTGACGGTTTAAGATGCTCCAAGAACGCCTTTTACATCCTTAAGTCAATTTCGCTTTATTACATCGTACAGCAAATTAAAAAAGGCAATTTACCTAATATTACTTATAAGATAACTGGGGTACAAAAGAACGAAAATCATGATAGTATGTACTTTTCAATTGATTTTAAGTATAAAAATCGGTATTATACGTTTTGCCAACCATTCGTTAGTAAAATTCCTTATAATGCTTTATTTCAATTAGTAAAACCAGAATTAGAGGCTATATCTGTCATAGATAGGCACTTGCCCAAACCATCTCTGCATGGGAGCGCTAATGGCATATTTCAAAAAGCTTTCATAAAAATGCTCTGCATTCACCACGACCATAGATGGGCTTGCATGGACGGATGGAGTGATGATGAATGGTTTGTGGTGATGAAACTGTTTTATTGGAATATTACTCTTGAAAAGATAAATCTACCTTTTACATATTCTTTGGTTAATATTAAAACCGAAGATAAAACCTATAGTGTAACATTTAGGGAATTGAGGTGTTCTCCTGATAAGTATTTCAGTTATCTAATGGGTTGCTTCGTGACCAACACAAACAAAAAAATTGTAAAACAGGACTATCGTGCTCTTTTTTATCAAAACATCAATAATAAAGATTTCTTGAAAGGCCGATGGTTCAGAAGATTTTTTTAACATTTAAATAACAATAAATTATGAGTGTTTTTGAAACTATAAATATTGGCTCTAAATACCAAAAAACCGTTCAGGCCACCATGCAAAAAGAACGAGAACTTAAAGAGCTTCTCAGCGAACAAGAAAGAATTTTAAATAATTTCAAGAAATCTTGCGAAGAATTAATGCATAAAGTTATCACATTTAAGCGTGATAGTGAAACTATTTACATGTCCGTTTATGGTTTTGATTACCGTAGTGATGGTATTGCATTGAAAGGTGCGTCAATTACACCTCGCTTTGGCCGTTACGTCTTTCGCTCGGAAGATAGAGTAACTTTGTTCGCCCTTGACCATATGTGGTTTTTCCGTTATCTGCGTGAGATATCTCAAGAGGAATTTCGTGGTTTAGCTGATTCTATTTTAGATGAAACTATAGAAATCAACAGTAAAAACGCAAGGAATATTATTCCATGCCCCAATAAAGCGCAGGAATGGCAGTACGAAAAGTTTAATGAACTATGTGATACTGTGTATTTCGATGAGGATACTAAGACGTATTATAAGGCCGTTGATGTTGAAATATCTTGTGATGATACCATCGAAGTTGATTTTATGGCAATTCATCTTCAGCAAAAATCAAACGAGCCCAAATATACCATCTCTTTTGAGGCATATTCTTTGAGCGAAAACGAAATAAATAGAAAACTCAATAATTGGAATACAGTTGATGCCCTTACATTTAGGTATGATTTGGAAAGAGCTTTTGGTTTTGAATTTGGTAAACTTGAAAGACAAGATATGTGAAATCAAAAAAATAAAAATTATGTTAATAATTACAAATTAATAGCACCGAGGCGTTGCAAAAGTTAATTGCCGAAGATGCGGAGTTCGGAATCGAAGTAAAATCTGCCGTTATTAACAAATTAGCAAAATCATATGTAAAGTCATTGGAGAACAAAGATATTATTCCTTTCTTGAATGCACAGCTCAACAAAACTCTGTATGGTACAGAATCATATGGGCAATATATTCGTCAATATTTAGATGGCGGAGTAAAAGAACTGATACATGAGCTTATTAAGGAAGAACTTAAAACTTTTATTCTCGAAGAAATTAACAAGACTGCTGATGAAATCAGAAAGTTTATTTCTGAAAAAAACTGGCGAAGTTGTGACTAAATTATTTCCTACCAACTTAGCTCGAACATACCATGATACAATGAGGGCTACACTAAGAGAGATTATGGAAGATGCCCAAAATCAAGTTAACGAGAGTGGCATTGGAAAGGAGTACGAAGAACTTAAAAATAGTGCCATTAAACAACAATGACAACCGAACAGAAAATATGCAGTATTTGTGGTGATACTTTTTTCTACCACCCATCGGGCTATGTCGGTGATTATTATGGCATCTCACTTAATAATCAAGGCGTATGCCCATGCTGTATAAAGGAATTTATTGATTTGAAAAGGGAGAAAAATCTTCCAATTAGGAAATACTCTTTTCGTTATAAAGAGGTTTATGACAGTGCCTTAATGGACGATATTCGTGGCCAAATTGAAGAATATCAGGAAAAGGCTGCCAATGGCAAATTTCCAAGAGCACATACAGTATTAGCTTACTTTGTTGGTGGTAATGATGCTACGGCTGAAGAATTTAAAGTGGTGAGAAATCAGTTTTGCTACATATATCATCGTAATAATGATGGTACTGAAAAGATTTTCAAACGCATGAAATTTGACATCATTAATAATGAATTTTCCAATGAACCTAATATCGTTAAAACGAATGACCACGTTATTCCTGTCAGTAGTTATCTCGGAGCGATAATGCCCAAATAACTTGTAAATTTATATATTTAAATTATTAGCAAATAATATTTCAGAGTATGAAAAACAATGAACAGCAAATAATAGAAAAGATTTTAAACGAATTATAAAAAATAAAGACAATGAGTAATCAACCTAAGAAAAAGAAAAATAAAAACAAGGGTTCGAAACTTCTTTATGAGGTTTACCGAAGTTTTACATACAGAGCAAAAAATATTGAATTCCCTGTAAAGGCAGGCGATGAACATGAATACATATGCAGCACGTGTGGCCAACGTCAAATCGTAGTAGCGAAGGATGATGGGGCTTTCCCTTCGAAAATCACTTGCACCAACTGCCGAAGTGATGCAAGCTCTTATGGCGATTTAGTTGAAAATAATCGAACAGGCGTTGTTGTAAGAAATTTAATTAGGCCTAACTTTCAACAATTTGCAAAACTCCCAAAAGGTTTACAAAATTTAGTTCTCAATGGACTTTTGGTTTTTGAAGACGAAGTTCAGGATATTTCAAATAAAATTACCAAAACATTCACAGTATAAAGATAATAATAGTGGTTGTAATCTATGACCACTATTTTTTGTATATTAGATAACAATTAAATTAATCTCGTAGATAACATGCAGGATTTGTCTGATAAAGATATGGCAAAATTATCTTTGAAACGGATAATTAATGCCATGGGCAAAACAATGGACATTGATCAATATATAACGATTGAACCGTTTTATTATATTAATATCGGCTATTATGAACGAGAGATTAAAAATCTCAGCAAGCTTAATGAAGATGAATATAGTAAAACCGACTATGCCCTTAATTCTACTAAAAATAAAAAGTCTTATTTTGACTCAGATATAGAAGATTGTAAGCGTAAATTAAATACTAATATCACCAATGTTAAAACAATACTTGAATGGAAGTGTCCTAAAAGGTATCTCTGTGTTAAAGCATCCCTTTTACGAAGGTATTTTCATCAAATAGTTTGGTATATGAACCGTTTGAATCTTCCCTTATACAGAGATTACGAGATTTCCATAAAGGGTAGTTCTTTGCAGACATTAAAAGATTACTTTGAGATGAAATTAAAAGGAACAAAAGAAGCTTTGGAAATTTTGCAAAAGATAGTCAAAGTTTGCAATAAAGAAGTAGATTCGTTTGCTAAAATGTTAATAGAAATTGAATAAGTATGGGATGCTTTAATATTACAGGTTTTGCCTCACAATTACCTATTGAAGGCGATGATGAGGTTATTGCATTTGTAGGAGTTACGAATGAAATAGATCTTAATTGCTATCCTGACGGTTTAATCAATTTATTTTTCGCTGCCAATATACGCCAAATATGATGAATATGGCGGCGTTTATGATATTGTCAATGATGAACATACCAAGTTACTGTGTCAATATTTCAAAATCGAGGAAAATAAGTTAGCCAATTTTTTAAATGACCTCAATAGCAGTAAGTTGGATGTCTTTAGAGCCGAATGGTTTGTTAGAAATAAAAAGTCTCGACCTGTTTTGTTAATTGAAAATAGGAAGATATATGAGTATTTATCTAAATTCGTTACAGATGATATGATGGCGGATGATACTGTAGACCCAACTAAGATACTGAAGGATTTTTATTGGGATTTTTTGAGTTATATCGATGAGTACAAAGATATAATAACGGGGCGTTTAGCTAATCCACTTTGGGGGACATGGCTGCCATTAGGCGCATACATATATGAAACGGCATTCAATGTTGGTAAAAAATCAGATAGTTCTGAGATAAATAAGATAAACATTGAAAGATTAAGACAGTTAAAGAAACGGACTGATGAATTTCAAGAGAGAATAGATAGTTTAAAATGGTGCTTCCCACAAAATCATCAAATAGGCTATTTTACACATCTCTCGTTGTCCAAGCTCTTAAAAGATAATCATTCTTACTTTAAATTTTTGCATGATAATGTTGAGGAAATTGTTAAATTGAGTAATTTCTACCGAAATTCTTATCATTGCCAACGTATTTGGCAAGAAGGTTTATGCGGTTCTCAATATTTTGATGCAAAACAACTAATTGGACTGCATAAATTATGCATTGATGTTTTGAAGAAAAAACTCGAAGAAGAAGGGTTATAATAGCCAAAAAATGGTATATTTTAGACGATTAATAAAATAATACAAATATAAAAACTTCACTAAAGAAATGACAAACATTAATTTAGAAAAGAAGAGCGGACAATATGGACAAACCTTATTGAATGCGATGTTACTTGCTGATGGCTATAAATTGGGCCATAAGACAATGTACCCAGAGGGGATGACTAAACTATTCAGTAATTTTACTCCCCGTGGCAATAAGTACCTTCCCGAAGCTACAGAAGGTATGGTAGTTTTCGGTATTCAGTACTTGATAAAGAAATATCTTATTGAATATTTCAACGAGAATTTCTTTAATCTTGACGAAGATACTGTTGTAAAGTCTTATAAAGACTTATTGTTCTCATTCTTGGGCGAGGAAGCTGCGAACAAAATTGGCACTGAGCATATTATAGCTCTTCATCGTCTTGGATATTTGCCGATTAAGATTAAGGCCCTTCCTGAGGGTTCTTACTGTCCTGTCGGTTGCCCTGTTCTTACAATCACCAATACTCATCCTGATTTTGCGTGGTTGACTAATTATCTTGAAACATTGATATCCAATGTACTGTGGCACCCGATGACTTCTGCTACGGTTGCCGACGTGTTCAAACGTGAACTCGTAAGACATGCCATCAAGACGGGATTTTTTAATCCTAATGATTGGTCTAACATTGAATTTCTTTGTCATGATTTCTCTATGCGAGGAATGAGCACTATTGAATCTTCTATTGTTTCAGGCATGGCTCACCTTGTTTCATTCTGTGGTTCAGAAACTATTCCTGCCATCAAAATGGTAGAATACTACTACAAGGCAAATCCTAAAGAAACTTTGATTGCTGCAACCGTTCCTGCTACCGAACATTCCGTGGAATGCACAAATGCTACCAACAATGAAGACGGTACCCCGAATGATGAAGTTTACTTCAAAGAAATTCTTGAAAAATTCCCCACGGGTTATATTTCAATCGTGGCCGATGGTTATGACTATTGGCATTTCCTTACAACTATTGTACCGAAATATCGTAAAGAGATTTTAGCCCGTGATGGCCGAGTAGTAATTCGCCCTGATAGCGGAGACCCTGTTAAGATTATTTGCGGAGACCCTACTGCTGAAAACCAATTTGTACGAATGGGTTCTTATGAATTTCTATGGAATATCTTTGGTGGCCATTACAATGAGCTTGGCTACAAAGAGCTTGATTCTCATATCGGCTTACTCTATGGCGATTCTATTAATATAAAACGCCAACGTGTAATTTACGAGCAAATGGAGAATAAATTCTTTGCCTTAACTAATTTGGTGCTCGGTATTGGTTCGTTTAGTTACTCTTTGTTGTCAAGAGATTGTCTTGCTCTTGCTTGCAAAGCTACATTCTGCATTGTGAATGGGAAATCTATTGAGATTTACAAAGACCCGAAGACGGTTACAGGTACTCCAAAAAAATCTCACCGTGGCTTAATTCGTGTTGTTACAGATGAGGATGGTAAGTATCATGTTATTGATAGATGCACTCTCGAAGAAGAGGAAAATGACAACGAGTTAAAAACTGTATTTGAAGATGGTAAACTTGTCAGAGAGTTTACTTTTGAAGAAATCCGTCAAACTCGCCGTAAAGCCGTACTTGAATCGTTAGCTGCTCAATTGCCTCATGATTAACAATTTTACATTCTTTCTCGGACTCCCTGGATGCGGAAAATCAACGCATCTTCGGAGTATTCCGAGTTGTTACAATCTCGTAGAAAAATACTACACGAGGTATGGCTCTTCATTTTCGCTGACTGCATTTTATGATTTTGCGTATCCTCTTTTATCTAATGCGCCTGATAATACCTATGTTATCTCTGCGGATGAAATAAAAGAAGGCCTAAAGGGTTTTTCAAATGAGCATCCTGAATCAGTGCATGAGGCCTCGGTTCAAATGGCCCGCAAAATTATTTGCGACTTAGCTGAAAATAAAACATTTAGTGCCAATGTGCTTCTTGACGGTGGCGGCATAAATAACCATTATAACCTTGAAATTATTGAATTCCTTAGAAATCATAATGTAAAGAACATTAAATGTGTTTATTTTGACACTCCGATAGATGTATGCCTTAAACGTATTGAACAACGAACACGTAAAGTTCCTGTTGAAGAAATCTTCAAAAAGAATCTAAGATTGGAGGTTTGCAAGAATCGTTACATCCCTTTGGTTGATGAATTTGAAAAAATAAGCTACTATACAAACAAATACCTTTTGTTAGATATGGATGGCACTTTGGCTTGCTACGGCAAAGCTAAATATGATATTCATGGTAATTCAGATTTTGTTAGCAGTGAACTTTTCAAAAACCTTAAACCTGTTCAACATGTGATTGATTATGTGAAAGAGCATTTTGATATGGCTAATGTTTATATCATCACGGCTTGTGCTAATTCAATCGCATGGAAAGAGAAAAATGAATGGTTGGATAGGTATTTTCCTGAAATTCCTATTGAAAATAGATTGTTTGTTGGCAATAAAAACTACAAACATGTTTTTATAGAGCAGTTTGCTGATATGAAAAAATGGAAACGAAATGAAGTAACTCTCATTGATGATTTTCATGAAACGTTAGCAAAGTGTGATGAAATTGGGATAAATGCTGTACACCCTTCAAATATAACCGCACTTTTTGACAAATACAGTTCCCTGTCATGAATATTCCGTACAATAAAGAAAGATGTAAACAAAGACTCCTTAAAGATTATCTCAAGCATGGTAAATTGGTTGTTGCCTTTGATTTTGATAATACAATTTTCGATTATCATTCATTAGGAGATGATTATTCTGATATCATCAGCCTTTTAAAACAATGCACCGATTTGAACTTTGATTTAATTCTTTTTACTGTCGATACGGATAGTCTTAAGTTGCACAATAAGATTACCTATGTTTCAAAAATTTTAGTTACGTCTAATTTTACAGTTAACGAGAGTAAAGTGATGAAAGGCTCTATCAAGCCTTACTACAATATTCTCTTAGATGATAGAGCGGGTTTAGAAGAAAGTTGTGAAATATTAAAATTTGTAATAGATTATGCAAACAATATACATTAATTGTAAACCATCAGACCCAACGGAAACTGGGATTGTAAAAACGGAAATCCTCACGTTCAACGATGGCGAGAAACATTTAATTCTTGGCGAAATTAATCGAAAAGATTCAGTGAAGGTTGTTTGCCGAATTAAGAGTTCTGATGATTTATTCATTCTAATGCAGTTGTCAGATATTCTTAAACGACAAGCAATCGAAGTTGGTCATTTTGTAATTCGTTACCTTATGGGTATGCGCTGTGATAGAGTTTTTGATTTCAATAGACCATTTACCTTGAAAATTGTTGCTGATGTTATTAATTCATTCAATGCCCAAAGCGTAAGTATTATCGAGCCTCATTCGGTTCGTTCTATAAACGAAATTAAAAATTCAAGTGATTTCGCTATGATTAATTTCATGACTAACAAAGTCAGATTTGATTATAAGAAAGGTTTGGAAACTTGTTTTGTTGCCCCTGATAAAGGCGCAAAAGAGCGTTACGGCTTGTTTGTTCGCTTTGGTATTGAATGTTCTAAAGTTCGTGATGCGGCTACGGGTAAGTTGTCAGGTTTTAGTAATGAACTGTTAGATGGTAATCCCGATAAGAGTAATTCCAATTTGGTCGTTATTGACGACCTATGTGATGGTGGCGGTACTTTCTGCGGCGTGGCTGATATGCTCAAAGAGTACAATCCGAAAGAAACAACACTTATGATTATACATGCTGTAAACTATGCAGGTATTCTAAATGTTGCAAAGAGATTCACCAATGTTTATATCACTAATTCGTATGCTGATTATGACAATGGTGAGTATGAATTACCGCCGAATGTGCATGTAGTGAAAGTGCCATTCTAATTAAAAAAAATAAATACCGCCACTCAATTAAGAATGACGGTATTTTTTATTGTTCTTTTCTTAATCCAAGGTAAAAGTCAGTACCCAATCTGATAAATCATCAGGAATATCTCGTTGCCCTTCGCACATATCAACCCACTCCAAATTCGTATCTCTGATAATTTCAAGAAGCTCAAGTAAATCTTCTTCTAATGAACCCGAACCATTTTTACCAAGACTTACAACTGTGTAGTATTGGATTTCATCATTATGGTTTTTAATAGCGATTACATATTTGAATAACTTATTATTCATTATGTATTTGACATGTTCGACTGGTATTTTTGTCTCATCTTTGAATAATACCGTAATGCTATTCTCCTTACCAATCCTCATAAGATTTTGAACCGAAGGATATTTGTCGATTAATTCTGCAAGAGCTTGCTTAGATTCTTCGTCGCCGTCTATCGATTCATTTAATTCACTTTTCTCCCAATCTCCGTGGGAAGCATCTTGAGGTATATATCCCATATCTTTTAAATTTTGTTTTGAATATCTTATACCATTTGTCCTTGGCATTTTCCAATAGGGAATATCTTTGCTTGTTGATGAAACGTAATTCCTTGGGTCAGAATCTATTTTTCTTCCGCTTTGTTTTGAAAGGTTTGTATAAAATTCGTTGTTTATACTATCTACTGAATCATCATCAAGTATTTCAATAATTCTAATCTTGTCAACTATGTACCATGTTTGGTCTTTCGTGGCATTCGAATTGGTTCTATATTCGTAATATTCACTATCGCCTAACTTTTGTAAGCATTGGTCAGCAGGGGTTTCTGACATAGACCTTGCTTTTTCGGTAGCGTTGATATCAACACAAACTTCAACTTTGCCCCATACTTCACTATTTCTTGTGAATTGGTAGTTATTGCCCGTGCCTTTCTTTCCATCTTTGACTTTACCATCCCCACGCTGATTACCCCATGGAGTTGTGGTCATGTGCCACCCAGGTCTATAGGCTAAATTGTCTATTTTATTGCCATCAGTATCATAACCCCTGCCTACTGTATATAAACGATTATTTTCCGTATTGAGCCAACATTCGCCTTCACCACTTTTATACCATTTCCCAAGTTGCAAGCCTTGCGGTAAGCCCATATCTCCTTCACTATCTGTTTTTACATAAAGAGGAAATACCATGCCTTTTGAGAGATTATTGCCGTTATTATCCAATCTAAGCTTGAATTGTTTATATAGAATAATTGGCTTTAATTTAGGTTGAAAATCGGGTAATTCTTGGTGGGGTGTAGTTCCATGCTGATATTGGTAATAATCATATTCCATATGTTTATCTGAACCTTTGCCCACTGAACGGCCTACCCATTTATCTTTAGGGCTTGAAATTCGAAAGTTTTGCCTTTCAGTATCACTCTTCGCTCTATATTCGTCGATAGCTTCTGCTAAAATGTTCTTAAAAAAATTATTCATACTAAAATATACCAGTCAATTATTTAAAAAGCCACATATTAGCTTTATACGCAGTGGCATTAACGTTTTGTTTTTTATCCATATACAACATTAATGGGAAGCTCTTTCCTTGTGAATTATCAGTTCTTATTGGGTTGTCAACTTTTACAATACGATTGTTGATATTAATCATAGATTGTAAAATAACCTTGTCTTTTTCTTTAACTTTCATCTGTCTGTTAATAGAAAATTCCATTACAAATAATCCCATAGCAAGGCAGGTCAAAGTGTCATCATGGCAACCATCTTTGTGGTCTATACGCCCATTCTTAAAAATCCATGTTGACAATTCATTGATAACCCTTGAACTTCTAATTTTGAATTGATTTGTCTTAACTAAGTTTGCAAAATTAGACAACATTTGAAAACGGACAGAACTACTATGAAAACCTGGCAAGCCGTCTTTTGTAACCTTAATAGGCGATGCCTCATTCTGAGCTGTGTAGGTTTTTAGCGTTGGGTCATCATAGTACAAATTGTCATATTTCAGGTTGAGTAAAGTGAGAAGTGTAGCGCTACCATAGCCACCGATATCCTCGACAATGATATAAGCTTCATTATAAATCATACCGTAATTATAAGCGATTTCGCCAACAGCGTCACCTGTAAGTTTTCCGTTATATTCGGCTACTTGTTCAATAACAGGCATTCCATTTTCATCTACACCGTCAATATCAATAATTTCAAGTGCCGTGGCATCGTCTGAACCGCCAGTGGAGTTGTCAATAGACATTAGATATCTATGTCCTTCAATGGGTAGTTTCCATATCCATAATTCATCCAAAACGTTATCTTTGTATTCTGGATTTGGTTCTCTAACATTGAGGGTTCTTTGCATTTCAATAAATTCAGGGGCAACTACAGTAGAATCAGAACCAAGAAATGATACGTCGAGCTCTTGTGCTATCTTTTGAGAATTGTTGTTAAATTTCTCACACATCCCAACATACCAAGGAGAACGAGGTTTATAGCCCTTTGAAAGCATATCATTCCAATGCTCATCGTTCCACTCGATATTACCTTTATCGTCTAAGGTTTGTTCCTTTACGATATCGTATTCGCCTGTTTCATCATTCTTTTTAGTCCATTCCAAGAATTTGTTATAACGTGGGTCTTGATACCATCGCATCTCAACACAAGTATAACCATTTTTATTCTCTAATGCTTGACGATAAGTTTCGTAATACAATTGGTCTTTACCATTAGGAGTAGAAATCATTACAATGTGGCCACCTGTTGAAACGGTAGCTACGGCTGACGAATAAACGTCTTTGCCATTCTCAATGAATGCAGCCTCATCGAATATGAGCCAAGAAACACCACCAACACCACGAGAAGCATCAGGGCCTGAAGAACGGGCTACAATTCTACAACCATTAGTCAAAACTAATTCTTTTGTATTACAAATTTTGTATATGGACTTTTTATTCTTATCTGATTTTTCATCTTCAGACCAATAATCTGTTCCGAAAAACCATCTTGGAAATTGATTGATAAAGTCACGAATTTTTGTGACCATTTGTTGTGCAAGGTCAAGAGTGTTGCCAATAACGAGAATAGTAAGAGGGGATTCGGGGTCTGCAAGAACACATTCGCAGGCCATAAATGCACCTGTTGTAGTTGTAATACCACTCTGACGTGGTTTAAGAGTAATAATGTTACTGCCAATACTCAATGTTTGACAAAGTGCTTGTTGCCTTGGAAATAAATTATATCGGACTTCTCGTTTTTGAGTTGCGTCATAAGTTTTCAGATAATTTGAAATCATGTAGATTCTTGTTTTATCTGAAAGACATTTAACATATTCTTCTGATATATGATTAATATCTACCATGTTAATCTATGAAGTTATCTATACTATAAATAGTCCCTAATTCTCTATTTAGCTTGATTAATTGACGATTAAGAGGTATTTATTAAAGAAGAAAGATTAATCTAAATAAACATGCTTAGAGAGATTAAAGAAGATTTAGCATCCATGTATTCCCTTATGGAGAGGATGGATAAACATATGACATCATTCCAAGCCGAATTCAACAAAGACAATTATCTGAATGAAGCTTTATATGAGATAGATTCTAATGGACATTTACAACCTCGTGCCAATATCGCTATGCAGGCCGACCAAAGTAAAATGCTTAGGCAAATTAAAATAACAATTGGCCCTCTTTATCCACAAGATATTACAAGTGTTGTTCAACGTTTTGCAAGAATGAAAGGTGATACTAATTGCCAAGCTGTTACTTTAAAGAGTGGCGGTAAAGGAGTGGCCCTTGTTAAATCAATTCCTTTCAATGGACGACGTGGTAAAAAATTACCTGAACCAACCGTAGATGACGCCACCGACACACAAGCTACTCCTGTAAATCAACCACAGCTGCAGGACCAACCTCAACAACAAACTGCGCAGCCTGATGTTTCGAGTAATGCAATGGCTGCTACGCCTAAAGTCACAGGTTCATTGAGTAGTAAACTGTTGAATAGATTGCGTAATCGCAATACAAACAATGGAACTAATAACAATGGTAGTGTGCTAAACGAAATCTCTTTAGCACAAAGATTGGCTGCGAAAGTTCAACCTCAACAACAAGTACAAAACACTGCACTGCAAGCTGCTCAAACACAAACCATTGATACCCAACAAAGTGCGGCTCCGTCTGATAGTTTAAAGGGTACGGATGCTTCTATCTATTCATGGCTTCAAGGCGGATATATGGATGCGGTAAATATTATCGCTAAAAATAGGTCTTACGACCAATCTGCAATCGCTGAATTAAAGAACATCAATAAAATATACAATAAGATTTGCGGAGAGCCTACATCTGATGAAAAACTTTATGGCCAAATTAGCCAAGAAAATATCATAAATGAAATTGGCACTGCTATAAAAAATGGTGATTGGGCTAACAATATCCCTCAAATTGTTGCTAATATGGGTATTAATCCTGCCAATATAGAGTCAATTATTTATGGCAATATTCTTTCTCATAAGAACACTGCTATTATCACTAATATTTGTGCGGATGCAGGCATTAAACCTGGTGACCCTAATTTCCCAACTTTGGTGTATGCCCCTGGTGTATGGTTAGAGAAGTTCAACCGTAGGATTGTGGACAATCCTAAGATGAGATATCCTATTTTTACCCCAAAGGCAATAAGTGGTAAGGGCACTTCTTTAGGTAAGGGTACAGCAGGCCACGTACAAGCATTTGCTACTAATACTAATGGCTTTCAACAAGTAATTGCATATGATATTTCAGACACAGAGCCTGCTGACCCCAATGATACTACTGACTACATCAACGGTATGCCAGGTATTTTGAATTCATTCACAGGTGAATTGAATAATGCTGCAATTCAAGATAAAGCTGAGCGTATGGCTTCTAAAGAAGCTAAATTAACCGACGCACAAAAAGAACTTATTACAAAAGCGGGTACCGATGAAGGTAAGGCTGAAATTTTCAACGATGCATTAATGAGTTTTGTTTCGGCTAATAAAAAACTTGGTTCTCTCAAATTTGCAGACGTTGCCAATTCTCAAAACCCTGTAGCTGATTATGTTCAGAATGTTGTTACAATGGCTAATTTCTTCGTAACAGAATTAGGCTTTGCCAATCCCGAAATTATCAAGCCCATGGTTGCTGTATCTTCTTTTGCTATTTGCCACTACACTATTGGCGAATCGGCAGCTTTAGCTGTGTGCGGTTATAGCAATTACACTATTACACCTCAAAAATTGCATAAAGAATGGAAAGAAAACGTTAATAATGTGATTAAATTTATTGATAATGTTATTAACCAAATTCAAAGTTATCTTTCTGTAATCTGCACAGGTGAATCTTCAGAAGATAACACCCAAAATCAGAAAGTTATTGCCCCTGCTGTCGCCCCAAGTGCTCAACCTGTGAATGAATCCAAAAATAATATTTATTCAGAGATTGAAGCTCTGTTAGAAGAATTCATGAGATAAGTTTTATGCAAGATAAATTTTCATTCTTAAAACAAAAAATAAACGAATCTATTTCAGAATTATCAAGTGATTATGATAACTTTGATGATTACAAAAAAGGGGTTTCAAATTCTCAATGTTTTGTATATAGTCAAGTAGATTCTGAAAGTATTCCTAATATATGCCGAAATGGTACTGATGGAGCTAAGGAATTCGTTAACACAATGATAAGGGGTCGTGGTATATATACAGTTTTGACTCTTAAGGAAGCATTAAGCTATAATAGATGTGATGCGATTGTTAAATATGCTGTCAGAAAAGGTGCCTGCAATAATTTTTTAATATTCGATGGCGCTTTAAAAAAAGCTCTCAAAGATATGGGTGCATTAACAATTGATGAAACTTTTTCTCAAACTTGCCGTCGTTTATTCGACGACGGAATGTATAACTATTTAGACAAGCATCTTCATGGTGGGTTTAAAGGCTATGATGAAAAAATAAACAGTTGTAAAGAACTCTGTAAAAGCGGCCATGAACATAGCCCAAGTGACAGTTTACAAGCTTCATTTCTTTACCTGATAACACAAGGCGAAGACCGCATTGAGCTTAGAAAGGGAAAATCTTTTAGCTCTGAACGGCGTTTGGACATTTCCAATGTAGATGGATGGGCATTCCATTACGGATATGGTAACACGTTGGTTTTTAGGACAACCGACTTAATAATGCCTATTAGCTATTGCCTTAACCCACGAAGTTCTAATCCAAAATGGGAATATTGTTTTAAGAACCCCGAAAGTTTTGACTATGCAAACAATAGAATAGATGCATTTAGACGGGCAAGGCTAAAATATCCTGATACAAACTATACCGAAAAAACAGTTTGTGGCTTTTCGTTAGTAAAAAACGGCAATAAGTTTAATTTGATGAGTGCTCGTGATGGCTCATATTTTTCGCCTATTGATTTTGATTCTTGTACAGTGTTTGACCCGATTGACAATGAGGCTGCATTTACAATAAAGTCAGAAGAGGACAATGTACTTATCAAGTTTATTATTAAATCAGAAAATTATGGCAAGCGTATTCAATTGTATTGCAGTTTTCCTGATGAAAGTGGTGAGTATTCAAGCTTTGATGAGATATCATATGATACCTTTTTAGAGGTAATGAATAGCGTTGAATCCGAACCAAGTGTAGTTAACGAGTCTGTTGAAGAAGTATATACTCACAAGGATTTTAATACATTCAAAAAAGGTCTAAATAACCCGAAAAATGTTATTTTATATCGTGCTTCAGAGCCACCAGTTGCTAAAAGTGAGTATGAAAACGGCCCTAACTATGAATATACTGGTACTGGTGGGGACGATAGTCTTTATTATGGTTTTGGAGTTTATACTGTTAGGAATCCGAGAAGCATACTTGGTGGAAAATACGGGTATGGAATTTGCAAATATATTCTAAAGGACGGATATAAAGATTTTATCATCTTTGATGATAGGGTAAGGGCGATACATGACCCAGGAGCTACTGTTTACGATGAGCTTGTTAGGTTGGTGCCTGAGAATATATTAAAAATTATTGATAAAAAACTTAAAACTGATACTCCATATGTGCGTAATGGCCCTACACGAAGGCAACTCGCAAAATATGGCGTTGAAGGATATAAGAATATCAGTATATCTCCGATGGGTGACATCTTTAATACAGCTAGTTTTGCCCGTGCCCTATACCTCACTCTCCAAGGCCGCAATTTGGGTGATAGTCTGGCTAAACATGCATTCCAAGAAATCCTTATGACAAAAACAAAAATCAGAGGTTTCGTTTATAATGGAGGTGCTGATGGTGAATGCACATACGTCAGAGATTTTAACTCATTGATGCCTATTGCATATTCTATGGATGGTGGAAAGCATTGGATAAGTGAGGATGACAATGAAGAAAGATTTAACAAAATCAACCGAAAAGTTCATCCGTGGTATCAATATAGAGGCGAATATGAAAATATTAAGTTAAGAGATAAGCCTGTTGGCAATTTTTCATTGGTTAGTGGTAAACAAGGCTATAACTACAAAGATATTTGGTTTCATAGACCTTTATTACCTATAGACGTTGAAACCGCAACAAATTTTGACCCCCTATCGGATACTGCTACTTTCAATTTCTGTGGTTTTGAATTTGAAATTAGCGTGGATGATGATATGAATGCAACTCTTTTCTTCCGTGATGATGATGGTAGTTTTAAAGAATGTTCTTATAATGATTTAATGGAACTTATTGAAACGGCTAAGCAAGAGAATATAATTTCTAAAGACGTAAAGATATATCAAAATAATCTTCTTAACCCTAACAATGATAGAAAAAAATAATGAGAAACATTTTATTGACTGAATCTCAGCTTATTCATATAATGTGTGAAGGGGTTCATGTAACGAGAAGCAAACAAACTTATGGAGATTTAATTCTTGATTTAATACCTATAGAACAGCAACTTAATAGTGTTAACTTGTCTTTATTCCTTAACGCTCAATCTGTTAATGAACTGCAAGAGGTTGCTGAATATATAGATACTTTAACAAGCAAAAAGAAACAACAAGCAATTAATGAATTTTTAACCACTGATTATTTCAAGGATAATGAGGCTGTTGCTTTTGCTGAATCAAGAATACGGAAAATTCCAATTAGAGGTGTGAACAAATATTCAAACGCCCTTTCTGATTTGGTAAAACCTGATATGGTTTCAAGAGAGAAAGAACGTGCTTCAAGACATGATGCAAATTTAAGCATGGGGGAAAAGATAATTAGGAATACATTGGCCACAAAAGACATTAATTTCAATAAAAAGTTTCCCATGCAAATGCCTGATGCATACAACTATTTTGATAAGTGGGAAGGTGGTGAATTACCGATTGACGCAACTCAGTATGGAAATATTGAGGAATTAAATACAGCTTTGCAACCTTATTTTGAGAAATCAAAAGGCTATCAAAAATACATGACAATCGTTAACCTATGTAAGAAATATAGCAAAGAGGGCACATCAGCGTCTGCTGTCAGATATGTTTATGATGGAGATTCTGTCTATTTCCCAGCTAAAACTAAAATTGAATTATCAACAACAAGGGCTAATACTGTAGGTAAATTTACAGTTATACCTAATGGGTTAAAAGAGGTACGAAGTGGTATAAGGACTCTTGGATTTGATTGCGGTGCATTGAATATTTCGGGTGAAGATAAATCTAATATGACTATTTATTTCAAAGTTTCGTAATTTATAAAAAATACTAATAAAAAAAAGGAAGTCTATTAAGATTTCCTTTTTATTTTATTGAATTGCCTAATTATTTAGTAGCCTGAAGTGTCTACATTTGAATATAAGATGAATTTACCATCGGGATTGAAGTGGACTGTTTGAAAGAAGCCCTTATCGGGAAAGAAGTTTCTATTTCCTCTTTTATCATTTTCAGCATCAAATACCATTAAGTCTTTTACCATTTCGGGGATATAATTCATATAACCATCCTTAATCATAATATGAAGTCCGCCACTTGGTGAAGTAAATTCTCTTTCGATAATATCGGGGCCATAACTATTAATTATAGCTTTAGTTATACGCCATACTCGTTTATCTTTTGTGTCAATATCAAGCATACAACGTTTTCTATCGGGGAAATTAACTGGGTCATGTTTGGCTTGTCCTGCTAATATTTCGGCAGCATGTACTGCACGTGGGTCGTTAGGGTCTTTAGAACGCTTTTGATAAGTAGGAATAAAGGCGTTAATTGCTGACTCTGAACGTGGATTTGAAGTTATATAGGCTCTTGCATTATTATCATCGCAATATTGTACTATTTTTGGTTTCAAATTCATTAAATCTTGAGCAGTTTTTACCTTAAATGCTGTGCCTTTAGAATATTCTCCGAATTCACCGCCGCCATGGTAATTACCTGCTTTAGACATTCCTTTATTATCTTTATAACGTTTAATAACTTGGACAAAGAAGAATTGGTCTGGGTCTGTGCAATTCATTAATTTTGCCCATTCGTCAAAATAATCCACTTTATTCCTAACTTCTTGAAGTAGCTGTTCTTTAAGAACCTCTCTAATAACAGAGCGGAGTTCGGATTCGTTTATTTTTAATCTTTTCATTTTTTAAATTCAAAAAGTACTTTAATAATAAATACTTTTTAATTGAACAATAGAGCTTTCTCCAGTATTTATTATTAAACAAATTAGTTTGCAATGACTGAAGAAATTAAAGAACTTTTTAGGAAATGTAGGCTTGTATTAGGAGGTGACATAATGGAAGTCGAATTAACCGACGACCAATTATGTGCCATTTTGTCATTTGCAATCGAAGATTATGCCGAAAAAGTTCAAAATTGGATTATAGAACAGAATTGGTCTAATTTATATGGCAAGAATTTATCAAATATAGATTTAGCATTTGCACTTTCAGTGAGAACCTTTGATATGTCGAAAGAATTTAGTTATTGGTTTTCAAAGGATGCAGGCTTGCAACATCGTGGTCCGTGGGAATTAAAAAAAGACTTTTTCAAGGTAGAAGACGGTAAACAAAATTATTTGATACCTGCTGGCCGTGAAATTAATAGGGTGCTTTATTGCAATCCGCCAACAACTCAAGCTGCTTTGTTCGCCAATTATGGTGGTCTTGATACATTGGGGTTCGCAGGCGGTTATGGTTCCTTAGGCGGCGCATCTTACGGTGTTTGCGGTGGTTTCTATGTTGCACAGGCTATGGATATTGCTTACATGGCAACTGACTTAGCCTATAAAAATAGATTGCTACGAGGTGATTTAACTTACAAAGTAACTGCAGGCCCTGAAGGAACAAGGATTATTCATTTATACTCAACTCCTGGCTCAAAGCTGACATTTAATAGAACTGTAAACCAAATGGGTGGCTTAAGTCTTGTCGGTACTGAGGTGTGGTACACATATTACAATACCACTGAAAGTGATGTAGACGAATGCCGTAGATTGAATCCTGATGTTATTCTTTCTCCTGACCAAATCCCATTGAATAAAATGGATTATTCACTATTGAATGAACCTACTAAAACCATTGTTCGTAAGTTGTTTATCGCCAAAGCAAAGCAAACATTAGGGTTAGTAAGAGGTAAATTTAGCGGTGTTATTTCAATCCCTGAGGCAAGTGTCACAATGGATTATAATATGCTAATTGCACAGGGTAAAGAAGAATACGATGATGCAATGAAGTCATTAACAGACAGGCTTGATAGAATGTCCCCTTGGAATGTTCTTAAAAATCAAGCCGAAATTGTTGATAATATGACGAAGATTATAGGCCAAAAGCCTTTACATATGATAGTGGTTTAGTTTCCATAATTTTGAATTAGTTTTTGATTTGGTTGTAGGCTTCTCATAATGAGGGGCCTATTTTCTTGACTATTTAAAAACCATGAGGTAGGTTTTAGTAGCTACAAATATTTATAATAAAAGTTTGTTTGATTCCAAATTAAATGGCAAAAAACAATAAAACAATATTCCAAAAGTTAACAGACGTTATTATTGGTACCACGGGCTCGAATTTACAAACAAAGTCTATTGCAAATTATACTCTGAACGCCAATAATGATGTATTATATACATTTGGTTCAAAAGAGGAAAGAGATGCAAAGCTCAGGCAAATAAAACAAGAAAAACTTTTAGCACATCAATGGGCTAAAATCGGCTACGATACAAGCATGGAACAAATGGCAGGCGCCAATCAAGTTCGTGTTATGTATCGTGATTGCGACATGATGGATGCTTGGCCTGAAATTGGCTCCGCTCTTGATACTTATGCCGAAGAAGTTTGCAATATAGGCAAGAAAGGCACTATCCTCAATATAAAATCCAAATCACCTCGAATTGTATCAATACTTGAAGATTTATTTGTGAACCGATTGGATATAGCTGTAATGCTTCCAATGGTCACTCGTGCCACATGTAAATATGGCAACGAATTTATGTTTTTGAATATTGATGCTGAAAATGGCATTCTTGGATGGAGGGAATTACCGACTAAGGAAATTAGGCGTGTTGAAGATGGTATGATGAACGCCTATTCGGGTAATTACTCGGCATCGGCAACCAATCTCAAAACAAATGAAGTGAAATTTGTTTGGGAAGGCCATGACGAAAGCGTTCCGTTTAAAAACTGGCAAATTGCCCACTTTAGGCTCATTAAAGATTCTATCTACTTGCCATACGGTGCCTCTGTTATGAATAAGGCAAGAAGACATTGGAGAATTCTATCAATGATGGAAGATTCAATGCTCCTTTATAGGCTTGAAAAAAGTGTTGAAAGGCGTATCTATAAAGTTAATGTTGGCTTGATTGATGACCAAGACGTTCCTGCCTTCTTGCAGGAATTCATGAATAATGTAAAAAGGGCGCCTATTATTGACCCTCAAACAGGCCAAATAGACTTAAGAAAAAACTTCCTTGATGTTAGTGCAGATTACGTTATTCCTGTCAGAAGTGGGCAAGACCCGACGAGTATAGAGGTTTTGCAAAGCAATCAAAATCAACTTCAGATGTCTGATATCGAGTATATGCAAAATAAAGTACTTGCAGGTATGCGAGTGCCAAAAGCCATGCTCAACTATAGTGATGCACAAAACAAAGCCCAAAACTTCTCTTTAATTGATATCAGATTTAATCGTGTGGTCAATAGCATACAACAGGCCATTATTATGGAGCTTAACAAGATTGCTATTATTCACCTTTACATACTTGGTTTTACTGATGAATTGACTAATTTCACTTTGACGATGAATAATCCATCCAACCAAATTGAGATGTTGGAGCTTGATAATATGTCAAAGAGGATTAGTAATGCTACTGCTGCTTTAGCAGAGCAAGGTGGTGGTATTCCTCTAATGTCATGGCATAAAGTTCAAAAAGAAATCATGGGTTTAACTGATTCTGAAATATCAGATATGCTTAACGAAATGAGGCTTGAAGTTGCTATTGCTAAGGAGCTTGAGAATACTCCTCAAATTATTAAAAAGACTGATTTATTCAAACAAGTAGACCGAATTTACGGAGAACCTGGCGCCCATTATCAAGAAACACAAACTGAAGATGACGGCGGACAATTCGGCGGTGGTGGCGGAGGAATGCCCTCGCTCGGAGGTGGTGGTTTTGGAGATGATTTAGGTGATTTGGGAGAACCTGGCGCCGAGCCTGAAGGTGACATAGGCGGAGAGGAGGGCTCAGCTGATTTACAATCCATGGGTGGAGACGAAAGCGGTGGTGGACAGCCGCTTAATGAGCGTTCTCAGCGCTTTCTAACCCTTTTGAATGAGTATAGTGCCTTAATTAATAAAGACGATAGTGATAAAAAGAATATAGACATATACGATAAAGGTTTCTTAATTAATGAGTCATTAGATTCTGCAATAAAAAGTTTAGGAAACGGTGAAATAAAAGAGATTTTGAAATGAGTAGGTTTGATTTAACAACTTCGGACGGTTTAGTAAAGTTTCAGGAGACTCTGAACGCCGTTATAAACAATAAAATACAAGAATCTAAATTGAATGAAGCTTATAAAGGCTTCAATTCTCTATCTTTAGGTTGCTTAAATGCCTTATTTGAGTCTATTTCAGACAAATTGTATGAAACCAAAAAAGGTAAAAACCTTATTAAGGAATATATTAATTCAATTAAAAAGAATAGTAGCTTACAATCTAAATACACTCTATTTGAAAGTGTAAAAAACTGTTCTAATGACATTTCACACCCTGAATTATTTCTTTCTGAAGCATCTAAATTGAAAGGGCATTTAAAAGAAGCAAAGATTGCTACCGTTGCTAATATTCTTAAGGAGTGTTTCAGTGAAGTTAAGATCAATGCTGATGAAATCAAGGCTGTGATTGATGCGTATAATAAAAGTGTTTGCCCGTCTATAGACTATATTCTCGAAAATAAATGTACGCCCAAAAATATCGTTGAATATCATTCAAATATGAGCAAAGTGCTTGAATACATCAAGGAAAACGTTCAATATTCAACAGAACTTAAAGAAATTCGTCCTGTAAAGGATGTAATGAATGATATTAAAAATTCACTTTCAGAGGAAACTGAGAAATATATTAGCAATGTGCTAAATGATATCTATTATTCAGGTAAGAATATAGAAGAACTCTTTGAAACGTACAAAACAAGATGTATTGATATTCTCTCTGAAAGCGTAAAAAATGGTTCAATCGAAGAAGCAAACCGTTTATCAGCATTGAAAGAAAGACTTTCAACAAAAGATTATAATAAAGAGACCGTTAATGAGGATTTGCTTAGATTATCTGAATTAATTGAAACGCTCTCTAAATAATAGCAAAAAGGAGACTTGTTAAATGGCTAAAATCGTAAAACTAACTAAAGATAACGTACAGGTTTATCCTCAAACTATTACTGAAGCAGTTGCTGATATTGAGACTTCAATGACACTCGCTGATTGGATGAAGCAAACTACCACAACTATTGACAATTTGGCTAATTCAGAGAGTGGTGACGTTACAACAATTAATACAAATATTCAGCAACTTCGTGAGGAATTAAATGAATTAAAACTTATGCTTGGCATTGGAACTGAAAATACCGAGGGTATTGATAATCTATCAGAGTTATTAACCTTCTTTAATGGTATTAGAGATTCCGAAACATTTAAGGGCGTAATGGATAGCTTACGTGTTGAAATTGAGGGCTCTGCATTAACAGCTGATAGTAATGAAGGCGAGTATGCCGACTTTGATACCATTTTGAGTGGGCAAACTACCAATTGAATTTGATTTTATGCACTATTTATCATAAAAAGGTAGGATGATAACTACTAATATAAAATCTTCTTCAATTAATATTAATAATATTGATGCGAAGATTGATAAAAATGCAAAAGAATACGAGGATTTTAACTCAATAATTGGGCTAAAACCCTCTTTAGATAAGGGCATTGAATTAAACAATGTCACAAAGAAGCCTAAAAAGACTTCAGAGAAACAAATTTAAAGAACAATTAAAATATTTTAATTAGAATGGCAAAAATTAGTCAATTAAAACTTAATGGTCAAGTAATTTACGCACAGACCATTACAGCTGCGATTGCCGACTTAAGAGAAAAGAAACTTCTTTCCGATATTCTTCAAGAGATTAGGGAAGACGTCGCCTCTGAGAAAGCAAAATTCGCTAATTCTGCAACTATTGCGCAAGTTGGCGTAGGCGAATCTGCTTCTTATGAGACTCAACTTAGTCTCGTATATCATGCAAAAGGTACCCACACCGTAGATGGTGTTGAGGTTGACCCCATTCCTGCCCACATATCATTAACCGATAAGAACGGCAAAGAGCTTTCTGTTGTTAATGTATCTGACATTGTAGGTAATGGTGTCCTTGACTCTTCTTCTTACAGTGAGGATACTGGTATCTTAACTCTTAACTTCAAACAAGCTGACGGCACAACTAAGGCTGCCGAAATCGACCTTAAAAAGATGCTTGACATCAACGATATGTCAATTGCATCTGATTCTACCAATTATTTAACAGTTACTCTCTCAGGTGAAGCTGCCGAAGATGGTAAATCTCAGGCTGTATTCGGTGCTAAGCTCGTAAAAGTTGCTGACGCTACTGAAGATAACACAGGCCTTGTTGATGCTCTTGATGTTAAGGCTTATGTAGATAATAAATCTTCTGACCTTGCAGTTACTGCAGAAGGTGATGATTATATAGGTGCTAAAGTTGATGCTGATACAGACAATAAGCATGTCATTGTTGCCGCTAATGTAAAAGACGTTACCGCTACCGCAGGTACGGTAGGAACTTGGGCTGTTGCCGAAGATGGCATCGCAACCCTCGAAGGTGATGTAGCTCCTACACTTGAAGGGGTAGAAAAGACTCTTGTTGACGGTAAGCAAGGTGCCGAGGCCGTTAAAACTTACGTAGATGGTAAGGTTGCTGCTGAAGCTGCTCGTACTGATGCTAAAGTCCTTGCTGCTGTAAAAGCTCTTGATAAGGTTGCCACTACTACCGATGGTACTAATGTACACGTTACAATTAGTGAAGTTGACGGTATTGTAACTGTTGATTCTGTAGTTGAAGACTATACGACCGTTAAGGTTGAAAAAGCCGAAGATGCTGATGAAACTACAATTGTAGTAACTGACGAATCTAAACTTGCTACAGGTAAGGATATCAAGGCCGTTAGTGAATACGTAGACGCCCGTCTTGATGAGGTTGCTGCTGACCTCGCTGTGACTGCTGCAGGTGATGATTATGTTGAAGCTAAAGTTAGCGAAACCGACAACAAGAAAATCGAAGTATCAGCTAATGTTAAGGCTATCGCAGCTACCGAAGGTGTTGCTGCCGAATTTGATGCTGAGGGCGCAGAAACTACTGCTGCTACCGCCCCAACAATCTCTGCAACAGAAAACTCTCTTGTAGACGGTAAAGCTGTGGCCGATGCTATCAAGACTTACGCTGATGGTGCTGTAACAATTGAGGCCGCTCGTGCTGATGCTAAAGTTCTTGCTGCTGTAAAAGCTCTTGATGCTGAAGTAGAAGGTAGCTCAACTAACGTTAAAGTTACCGTAACCGAAGTTGATGGTGTCGTTTATAAGGTTGAAGTGGAAGAGACCACTGCCGCTGTTGCTGATGGCGAAACTGCTCTCACTACTGGTGGCGAGGTTTACAAATTCGCTGTAACTGCTGCTGAGGCTGAAGCATATACCTATGGTGATAATGATGCTGAGGCTACTGAAGCTCTTGTAGATTCTATTTTTGGCGGTGCTGCTGAATAATAAATTCTAAATAACTTATAGGCCTACTAACGTTGCAGTGCCAAATAACTTGACATTTAATTGTTAGTAGGCTATATTTTTAATAAGCGAAAATTAAAAATAATTTAATAAGAAGAGCATGGCTAAAATCAGTAAATTAACATTGGATGGACAGACGGTATATCCACAGACTGTTGATACCGCAATTGCAGTTCTCAATTCTCAGAAAACACTTTCCGAGAAACTTAAGGATATGGACACAACTATTGGCGGCAAACAACCATCAATGAGTGCTATTGATAATGTAACTATTGACACATATATAGAGCAGGCTCTTTTTGGTATTGAGGCAGAAGATTCTGAGAATGAGGACTCTCAAGAATAATAATTGCCCTCTAAAGCAAAAGTGAATAAAGTAATTTTATTGATTAGTTGAATCTCGTTTCATTATGTGCAGAAGTTACGTCGTATGGTTCAATTTGACTATGCCATGTTATTTCTGCTTTTTTATTCTGTTAAACTTGACTTTATAAAAGCAATAAAATAAATTATAGATGAAGATTTTTCTAATTCATATTTGCTTAAAACAATTTCATAGAAGAAGATGGAGAGTTACTTAGATTCTAACGGTACGAAATACCTTATAGAGAAAATAGTCGATGGTACACTTCGTGCAGGTTCCGCATTGATTGCGAAACAAGATGAAGAGGGAAATGCCATTGTCGAAACATATATAAAGAAAATTGATATTGTCAATATTAGCGATGAAGAAATAGATTCACTTTTTGACTAATCTGTTTTTTTGCAATTTGTTTTCGGTCCTTGGCGCTTTCGAAACATTGGAAATATTTATTTTAAACAGGTCATTTTTGAGAATGGATAATAATTACAAAAAGGCTTATGAGGCCCCAAGATTCTTTGAAAAAACCGTTTCAACAGATGTTCCACTATCCAACGACAGAGAACAGTATTACTCGGATTATGATGAGATAGAGGACGGTGTGTATTGTGATGAGTATGATTGGCTCTTCACTGAAGCACAAAATACCGTAGTAGATTTTAATAAAACAACATTGCGAAAGGTTTAAAGCATGGCAATAATTAGAAAAATAAAAAAAGACGGAATTGTCATTTACCCAAGAACTGTTACGGATGCCGTAGTGTACAATATCGGTGAGGGCGAAATCCTTACTTCGGTAGTAACCAAGTCTTTAAATAGGATTGGCGATAACGAAGAAGCTATCTCAGGCATTCTGCCAAGGCTTGATGAACTCGAAACTCCTATTAGTAACGAAGAAATACAAGTTTTGCTTAACATTTTCGACTAAGCTAATGGTTGACTTTATAAAAATAAAAACCTACATTTTACATAGTAATTTTCATAAATGAGTGAACATTATTTAAACCTTGAAGGGTTGACCACTTATACTGAAAAAGTCAAAGAGTTTGTTGAAGGCAGCGTTACTACTTCGAAAGAATATTTGGAGCAACAAGACGCAAATCTTAGCAGCCGAATAGACCAATTGGATAACTTAAATTCAATTGACTTTGATGGTTCAGGGTTGACTCTGACAACAGATATTGATTTGGAGAATACCTCTTCAGTTGATATTCCTACTGAGGGTGCTGTTGCAATGGTTGTCAATGATACTATTGATGATTTGAAAGATAGATATATGCTATATGAGGATTTCCGAAATATATATCCTAAAGAAGCACGTGTCTATTACATTGCTAAAGATGAAAAAGACCTCAAATTAGGTAAGATTTGGAGAATTTATTTTAAGAATCAAAAAATTGCGGAACGTACTGATGACGAACGAGTTAATTGCACGTTCCCTTTAAAATTCCCATTCAAATTTGGATAAATAATAACGTAAGTTTACTTAAAAATAAATGATTAACGAAGAATTTACAGACCTTAGTGGATTGTTCCCTAAGAAGGACAACGATGACGCATTAGACCAAATCGAGGCTGATAGCACGGAGTCTGATGAGTATCTTAGTTCCGATGAGTGGAATAAGTTAGGCAACTTCCTTACGCAGGTAAAAAAGCGTATTACTGATATTGAGTATAACGCTATTTATGGTATCCGTCAAGGTGCTACTACCTTCTATGCTGATGACCATGAAGTTACCTTAACAGAAAATATTGCCACAATCCCTACTCAGGGTACATCAATAAGCGTTGTATTTAAAAATACAAATGCAAATTTCGTAAGTGTAAACGGAGAATGCAAACTTGAGTTTAAGGCAATCTCGGTTAAAGAGGGCTCTAACTTCTCTGAAACCGTTGCTGTTGAAGTATTGACTGCTCCTACGGGTTCAACAAACTGGACTTCGAGAGGCACTGTCAATGTTAACTCTCGTGGTGATTCATCAACCCAATATGATAGCGTAACTCTTACTTCTGATAGTACTGCTACAGGTGATGGTTATATCTATGTTGGTTCAGGTACTCGGCAGTTGAAATTAGTTGGTGTTGGCCAAAGTAGCCGTGTTGAGGGTAGCTCTGATATTGCTACAATATCATTGACTTCACTCAAGCTTGTCAACAAAATCAACTATAATACCCCTATTGATGCATCTAATGCTATCTTCCCCATTTCTTACCAAATTTATGGTGGTATTAACAAGACTTTACATGTAGAGATTACAGGTAGTACAAGTACATATAGTACAACTTATACTATCGGCACAACTCAGTATGATACAGAGAATTTCTCTCGTAATATTACTGACCCAAATAATGCCAACGGTATTCTCTCTCATGGTGTCCATACAGTAACTGCGTGGTTGACTGCTTTAGATGGTGATGGTAATGAGGTTTCAAGTGATAAGCTTGTCAACCAATTCATGGTCATCAACAATGATACTGCAACCGTTTCTGAACGTACACAACCTTATCTCATGCTGCAAGGCATGGGCGCAACTACTGAAGTTACCAACTATGTGCAGGCTAATCTCTGCAACTATGCAGTATTCGTCCCTAAGTATGTAGATGGCAAAATCGTAGCTGATACTGATAGTGAAATCAATCTTAAATTCCTTATCACTTCATATTCGGAAAATCCTCTGAATGATGATAATATGGTTACTTACTTAACTGTAAGCGAACCCGTTAAGGGTGGTGTTCAATATAATCTTACCACTACCGTAGAAATTGAACCTGCAAGTGAGTCTGAAGCTGAAGCTACTTCTTATGACGCTTATTTCCGTGTATGGCGCTATACAACTAATAACGAAGGTGATGTAGTTGATACATTTGACTTCTTGAATGAAAGTTCAGGTTTCACATATCGTAAGATTGATGTTGATAACTCTGATTCATTTACCCCTACAAGCGGTGCGTCATTCTTGATTAATCCTAAAGTACGAAGCAATTCGGAAGCCGATTTTAAACGCATATACAACGCCAAGGCTGATAACGCCGAAATTGAATCTGTATGGACTGGTTTCAGTGGTGTGAATGACGGTTGGATTACAAGCTCAGATGATAGTCAACGTGTGCTCCGTGTGCTTGCTGGTGAAAAACTCACAATTAAATATAACCCGTTTGCACAATTCCTTTCAGACCCGAATACGTCATTGACATTTGAAATGGATTATAAAGTCCGTAATGTTTCTGACCCTGAGGATGAACAAATTATTGGTATTAATGAAACTGTCGGCGGCAGTACTATTGGTTTGGTAATGTCATCAATTCGTGCTTACCTCTTAACTAAGAGTAATCAAGTTTCTGAAAACCAAGATTGGCAATGGCAAGAAGATGCTCGTACCCATGTAAGTATCAATATCTGCAATGATGTAACTTCAAAAGAAGGTGCTAATAGTCTTGCTCTTGTTCGTGTATTCATTAATGGTGTCCTTAACCGTGAGTTTACCTTTAACAAAACAGATAAGAATGAATTCTGTACAGCAGCTTTGAGTAATGGTGGTATTGTAATCGGCTCAAGTTCGGCTGATATTGATATTTACTCACTTCGTTGCTACACAAATCAAACTCTTTCTCCGAGAAATATTGTTAAAAACTGGATTGCTACACTTCCGACTTCCGCTGAGAAATTACAAGCTCGTGAAGATAATGATATTCTTGATTCTGAGACAAATCTTATCACCGTTTCAAAACTCGCAGAGCATAAGAAACGTTGTTTGATTTGGCACGGTGTTGAGCCTTATCAGATGCTTTCTTCTAAGCAGCCTGGTTATTGGGAAATTCGTCAATACAATGACGATGGCTCTATCAATAATGAAATTTCAGGTACAATCGGCAAGGAATCTTATCTTGCATATTTGAAAGACAGCTCTGTTAACTGTTTGGTTGCCTCTCGTCAAGGTTCTACAGCTAACACTTATTATTGGTCTAATATGCAGACCAAGATTAAAGACTTGAAGAATAAAATTACTGTTAAACTGTCAGATTTTCACTCTTCAATTACGGTCGTTGTTAATGATGACAATACTGCAACAATTACAGGCGGTAATATTGATGGCACTTACGAATTAGTTGACAACGAAACCGCTGTACAAGTAGTCGATGGTTGGGTTGATTTCAATGGTAAGTATCACGGCAACGGTTTCCAAGTGGCAACTACTGTTCCTCTTGGTCAAAAAATGGTTAATAAGATTAACTACGCTTCTTCAATGCAAAGTCACCTTTGCGGTGGTGTAGCTTCTTATAACGATTTGCATACTGCTATTGTAGGCAAGAATGACTTACAAGTTGATACACCTAACGCTCGTGTGTCAAAATATACAGAACCTTTCTTCTTCTTTGTACAAGAAACTGAAACCGCTGAACCCGAATACCGTGGTCCTTCGACATTTGGCCCAGGTAAGATGGATGATGTAACTTGGGGTCTTAAGAAGAAAGTTCACAAATATTTCGCAATGATTGAGGGCGCAGAAAATAACTACCCCTTGACCGATATGCGTGTTCCTTTTGACGAGAACGTAACTGCTCACTTCGATAGTGGTGAACAGGACGGATGGAATGACCCTGTTAAAGGTGATGTCGCAATTGATATTGATAAGTTTGCATCTTCGGCAACCGACTCTGAAGGTAATTCAATTCCAAGTGAAGAAATTACTAACAAGATTAAAGCTGCATGGAACTTCTTATATTGGCACAATCCTCGTATTACTTACTATTCTAATGCATACGAGACATTCTTGACTGACGATTCTCTTGATACCACTATGGCCTATTGGTTTACGAGCGGTACTAGGAAATATCAACTTGTACGTTATGCAGGTGAAAAATTAGGTTGGGTTGATGCAGGTATGCTAAGCGGTAGTACTTATGCGGTTCGTGACCTTTCTACTGATACTATTACAAAGTCGGCATTTAGTGATTCTTCAATTGCAGGTGATTACTCTAAGATGAACTCAGCTATCATTGCTGCTCTTGCTGCTGATGCTAAATTACATATTGGCGAATATTTCAATGTGGAATCATTGAAATTCCACTATGCATATGTAAATCATTTCATTGCAGGTACTGATAACTGTTCTAAGAACACTTATTATGTTCTTGCTCCGAGGACTAAGGATGGCGTCACTACATGGTTAATTGAGCTTCACCAAGATGACCTTGATACTATCTTCTCAACTGATAATACAGGCCGTCAAACTAAGCCTTACTACATTGACCGTCAACATCCGTATGCTGATGGTAAGCCTAACGATATTCTTTACGAAGGTAGTGCAAATGTTCTGTTTAACCTTGTAGAATTGATGTATGAAGATAGTAAGGAACTTCAAACAATGCTCCACAATATTTTCACTACAATGTGCGAACTTGTTGGTAAAGAAGATGATCTTGTTGGCCTTACTAACAATGAAACTAAGAAAACGCCTTGGGGTTTCTTGCACAAATATTATTTCAACGTACAAAACTATTTCCCCGCTATAGCTTGGAATGAAATGGCACGTATTCGTTACGAATACCCTGCTTCAACAGGCTTCGTTTCAACAGGTGGTCGTAGTGTTCCCCCGTTGACTCAATCTTTGGGTAATCAACTTGAGGCTGAAAAGCAATATATGAAACGTAGGCTTATCTACGCTGCTTCATATGCTGCTTGGGGCGATTTTGAATACGCAACAACAGGTAGCGTTGGCATTTCAGATGTAGCAAGTTCTTTCGGTTTTCAAGGCTACAAATTGCCCAATGGTCAAACTGCTTCATATAAGATTAGCGTAACTCCTCACCAATACATCTATCCGACGGGTAACACAGGTAGTAATACTGTTGACCCACATGTTCGCCTATCTCCTGGCCAAACTTATAAGTTTAACCTTGGTACTGTTGATGGAGATACTGGTGTTGCAATCTTTGCAGCTAACTATTATCGTTCATTCGGTAATGTCGGTGATTTATCTTGTAAAGCTGATGCACAGTTTACTCTTACAGGCAAACGCTTAATTGAATTTACCGCCGAACCCACCTTATTGTATGATGGTCAAGCCGCTTTCCGCCCTAAACAGTTTGCTATCAACGGCGCTAATGCTCTGAAATCTTTCAGCTTGAAAGGTTGCGATGGCATTAAAGGTAGTCTTGATTTAAGCGAATTGATTCGTGTTAAGACAATTGATGTTTGCGGTACAGGAATTACGAGTGTAGTTCTACCTGAAAGTGAGAACCTTAAGAAAGTTTGCTTACCTGCAAAACTTACTGAATTAACTCTTGATGATGTTCCCAATCTCAATGACCTTACTCTTGAAGGCTATTCTGCATTGAAATCAATCAAAATCAGTGATAATGTAGGCGCTCTTAATACTCAAGCGATTATTAGTTCTTGTTACGATAACAACGCTCCTTTGGAAAGTGTTAGCATTGCCAATATTAATTGGACTAATGCATCGGCTACTATTTTGGATTGGCTTCTCGATGTTAAGTCTTTATCTCTATCAGGTAGAATTGAATTAGCAAGCAATGTGGCTATCTCTTATAGCACTAAGATGAAGCTTGTATCTCTTTTCGGCAATATTGATTCTGAAACCAACTCTCTGTATATTAAGTATAAACAGAACGGTATCAATACAATTGAGATTGCTTGCCCCACTGAGTTTACTAAGGTAGGCACCTACACCGACTTCTCAATTTCAACATTGCCTACAACAGGTAATAACATTAAGATTAATAATGATGGTACCCCTGCAATCACTTGGTCTATCAGTTCTGAAGCTGCTGCTTATGCCGAATTCACGGATTCTGCTAATGGTGTATTCAAGGTTAAGCAATTGGAGCAAAGAGACTCTAACTCTTACCACACTGTAACTGTTAGTGTTGAGCTTCTTAGCGGTAAGACTCTGACTGCTTCAACTAGGATTCACTTGTTTAGACGTATTCCTGAAGTGGGTGACTTTGCATGGCATGATGGTTCATTCAGCAATGCATTCACAACTTTGAAAACTCTTGTTGGTATTGTATATCGTGTTGTTAAAGTTTCCGACGCTGAATATACAGTTCATATTGATGCTGCAAAGACTGTAAACGTTAAGAACTCAGCAGGTACTGTAAGCGCTGGCTCTACTCTTCCTTGGGGTCTTTTCAATTCAACTGATACCAATGGTTTCTCAACCGATGTTGCTACTGAAATCATGAACGCCACAGGTTGGTCTTCTACAGGTAGTGTATTTGATATTGCTGAATTAACCAACTACACTTCAACAGGCTTAGGTAATGGCTCAGTTCATAGCAGCGGAGGGTATCTTGAAAAAGATAACTACATTGATGAAACAACTGATGATGGCTATAAGACAATTTCAAGTGGTTCTGTAACTGATTTCAACCATAAGTCCAATACTGATAAAATTGTTGCCCATGCTAATGCAATCATTGATAAGTATCTTGATAAGTCTCGCCCCGAAACTACAGAGGAACTTGCTGACTTGATGTATTGGTGTCAACAACAAGACCAAACAGGTAATATGTACACCAAGTATTGGCAGTTATGCTACCCTGCTGCTTATGCTTGCCGTGTATATGCCCCTACCGTTGCTGATGGTCAAGTCTTAGACGATGCTTATAAGGCAGGCTCTTGGGATTTGCCCGCCACAGGTGATGCAGGACGCATTTATAACTTCTATCACGCTTCACGTAATTATGTAGAAAGTAGTACCCCTACTTCAACTTACGCCGTGGATGAAGATTCATTCAATGTTATGCAAGAGGCCCTTAAGCCTGTTTTTGCTCAAGCATTGAAACGTATGGAAGATGCAGGAGTTACCTCGTCAGGCTATGGTACGTATATGACGCTGCACAGCAACAGTTACCACTGGTGTTCCACAGAGTGCGGCTCGAACGGCGCTTGGAACATGTACTTTACCAATGGTAACTGCAACGGCAACGGCTACGGCAAGGGCAACCGTTGCGTTGTGCGGGCAGTTGTCGCATATCCCTTTACCCTTTAGCCCTTTGTGAGTAGCCTTGCGCTGCTCACTATAGAACATTTAAATAAACTCGTTTAGTGGGGCAGTAAGCAACTACGCTATGAATAACACGGGTAACCTTCTTCTTATCCGTGTTATTCTTTTTATACTGTTTTACTACTATAACTTGACTTTTTAAAACCCGTATAATATATTTTATTAGACATAAATTCGAAAACAACTTAAACTGTTTAACAGATTGTCTTGAGGTACAGAGCAGGCAATGCCAAAGAAATAACAGTCTCTTCTTGCTAAGCTTTCTGAAACTGTTTATTTTGTTTAAAATTATACCAATTTTAAAAAATATGTTTAAAAACAGTATTTTTTAGCATATTGATATATTTATTAATATAAATAAAAATAAATAAGAGAATAAAAAAACAGCAAACAAATTTATGGCGTTCAACGAAAAGAACGAAGACAAATTAAAATATGATGTTAATTTTAGTGGTCTTAAGAACTTGAGATATAGCGATGATAAAAATCGCATGATGAGAATTAAGGACTTAAACGACGATGGTGGTTGCGTTATACTCCCCTCTGATTCTGTAGAACGGAGCAACTACCTGAAAGAAGTAATGGGACAGAAAGGCGTTTGCCGATTACCTGTATTTAAAGAGATGGGTAATTTGATTTATACTATAGTTGAATTGTTACCAATCGCCCCTCACGCCTCTAAGCCCTATTTCGATTCAGTTATTCTTTTGGCTAATGATATTTTAGCGAAAATTACATTAGCTAATGAGATATTAAGCGCTGACGCTGAAAAACGTGCCGACCTTATTAGTCAGTGTATTGCGTTAGTGCAGGCATTAAACATCCACTTAGTGATAATTTCTCGCCTTCATCAGCAAGGCAAGGGCAGTCACCTTCTTTTTAATAGAAAGAGCTTGTCGCAAGTGGTCAAAAGGTCCGAGAAAGTTGCCAAACAATTGTATGGATGGCGTAGTTACACTCTCGGCCTGCGCAAGGGTCATAATGATGTTGTATGATTATGAGAATGCGTAAGAACCCATCATATGGGCGGTTTACTTGTAAGAGCCACCAAACAAAATTTAAAAGGTTAATTCCGATGAACAATAAAAATTTATTCTCGGTTCTCATAAGTTACGAAGTTGCAAAACCGCAATCGGGCAGTAACCACTGGTGTTCCACAGAGTACAACTCGAACAACGCTTGGAACATGAACTTTACCAATGGTAACTACAACAACAACAACAAGTACAACCGTTACGTTGTGCGGGCAGTTGTCGCATGTGGTGATGGTTCAAATAGTAAATCTTCTCAATTCCTTGAGAATAAATTAAGAAATTATTTCTTTTTGCCATAGTTTATTTAATGACCGAAGAAGATAAGTTCATGGACTCCGTAATTTATGCTTATTACGATTGTCTTAGAGGAAAGAGAAGTAGCGTTGAGGCTGTGCATTATCAAAATATTGTTAGGCACGACCTTCCGATTTTAGCCAAAAGCATGTGGGATGGCACTTATTCTCCATCACCAAGTACTTGCTTTATGGTTCATAAGCCTAAAGACCGAGAAGTCTTTGCGGCAAATTTTAGAGACAGAATTGTCCACCACTGGATATGTTTGAGGCTTGAACCTCTGTTCGAGAAACATATTTTTGTGCCGATGGGAAATGTCTCTTTCAACTGCAGAAAGGGCTTCGGCACCACTGCGGCAGTCAATTACATTGAGAAGAATTTAGTAAGGTTGACAAATAATTATCAAAAAGAAGTTACTTACTTTAAAGGAGATTTATCTGGTTTCTTTATGAGTATCCTAAAGCCTCTTTTGAATGCAAAGCTTAAAACCTTTATTGAAAAGTACTATCATGGAGATTATAAGTCAATCTTGCTAAATTTAACTCAAGTAACTGTTTTGCACCACCCTGAAAGGAACTGTATTATTAATTCAGACGCTAAAGAGTGGCTCAAGTTGCCAAAAAATAAATCTCTATTCTATTCTGAAGATAGAGGTATGCCAATCGGCAATTTGACTACTCAACTTTTTGCTAATTTCTTTATGTCGGAGTTTGATGCTTTTGTAAGGAAATACTTTAAAGAGCAAGATTATGCATATGCACGTTTTGTTGATGACTTCATAATCCTTTGCCGTAATAAAAAGTTCTTAAAAGAGTCAATACCTGTACTCGAAAATTTCTTATGGGAAGAGTTAAGTTTAACACTTCACAAGAATAAAAGAAGTATGCAGAAGGCAACTCGTGGAGTTTTGTTCTGTGGAACATATTTAAAAGTAAAAAGGAAGTATTTATCTAATAGAACAGTTAGTAACTTTTATAGTAGAATCCATGGCTTCAATGAAGATATCAAAAATAAAGAGCCAAATATGTTTGAGCTCGAACATATGGTAGCAACTATGAACTCCTATCTTGGATTCTGCAAAGGATTAAAAACATTCAAACTTCGAAAGAAAATATTTGAGCAATTTGACAAAGAGAAATTTGATAAGTATTTTTTAATAGATGAGAATTTAAGTAAAGTACAACTTAAAGATGAATACAAACCTATTGCTAATAGAGATTACCAAAAAATAGGACTTATAAAGAATAAAAATAAAAAGAATAAAAAGAGACGATGGAGAAAGTCAAATACAGTGAATACCCTTCGGTCATCACCGCAACCAAATTCTTAACAATGGATTCAACATCCATAAACATTGCCGTGGCAAAACAGGAAGCTGAAAATGATGAAACTCCTCAATATGAAGCTTACACCACTAGTATCTCAAAGGCTACTATTGTAGATGTATTAGCTGCAATTGTAGAGAGTGAATTACTTGAGAAGTGTACTACTGATGAGCTTAAAGAAATTTTTAATCACTTCAAGATAGATAGCTACGATGAAGCCGTTACCGCTCTTGTGCGCAGTAAATATTCAGCAGACAAAGTTGAAGCTATCTTATGCAATAGAGGTGACAATAACGCTGAACACGAACAAGAATATACTCAATTTCAAACGTGGAGAACCTATTCAAAAGAATTATCCTCAAAGATTTTCGATAGGTAAAAAATTACACAAGGTAACTACTTAATGCTTTTCCCCATAGTAATGTTATACAACAAAGAGCATTTTTAAGCAACAACAACTCGAAAGCACTCAGTCTGAGAAGATAGAGTGCTTTTTTAATTTTAATAGTTGTTGATTTTTAGCTTTTCGATAACCGCTTCTGCTAACTCTAATGAATAAGACGGATGCGTTTCTTCTAAAATGTTCCATGCTTTTTTGTACTGTTTTATTGTTAACCAAAAGAAGCCATATCTTCGTGCTTGAATGACATATTCATTTAAAGCTGAAAAGTTTTCTCTACCTCGCTTATTTTTAATACGATAAGGAATCTCATCATTAAAACGTATTGCGAAACTCTGAAACCATTTATTGAGCATTTCCATTTATTCCATTTAGTTAATAGCCTCAATATACAAAAATATGGTCTACTTTCACAAGCAAACCATATTATATTGAGTTTGATTTTTAACTCAAATATAGAGTTCCTTTTTTGGATAATTTATCCAAGATGTCTTTGGCATCATTGCTTGAATAGGCAACTTTACCATCGCCGTCAATGATGCAAATTTTATCCTTTTGCAGTTCATTTTTACTTTCATTGAAATGTTCTATAGAAAGAGGATTGTTTGAATTTTCAGTGCTTGTAACCCATCTTAGATTAGAAATCCTGTTATCATCTTTAATCGTATTGATATGGTCTACTTCACTTTTGTTTTCAGGATTATCAATGAAAGCCTTAGCAACTAATCTATGAACTGATATTAACTTATCATTAAGTTTTACTTTTACATACGAATTGTAATAGTGGCATTTCAAAATTTTCTCTTGAATATCGAATGATGAACGTTTGTCACTTTCTATTTTTCGTCCCTTTGATAAGACTCGGCCATATGAGCTTATTTTATAATTTCCATTATAGCCTTCAATATCTTTCCACTCTTCCCCTTCTAAAGTTTCGGTTGAAAACCATTCGTCTGAGTTGACTATAGGGACTTGATAATATTTCTCTTGAGTTGTTGTCATTTTTGCCTGTTGTTTTTAAATCAGTTATAAATTCAGTTGGATATTTGCTTAAATTCAACGATGCAAAGGTACAAACTTTTTCTGTCATTCCAAAAACAAATTGATTATTTTTTTTGATAAAAATCCATTGAAGTATTATGCTTTTTTTAGGCCGCTACCGCCCCAAATTTCTATTTATTTTTCTTTTTCACTTGAATTCAATTCATTTTAACCGTAACTGTCTGATTTTCATTTTTGTCTTTTTATTTTTAATTTTTCTTTTTTTTATTAATAATATTATTCTAGAATAAATTAATTTATTAATAATTTATTTTTATATATAATATTATAAATTAGTTTATATTCTAAAGAATATAAACATTATAACTCTATAGAGTTATAATATATTATTATTAATTTTAAAATAAAAAATATAATTAATTAATTTAATATTATACTAGTTATAAGTTTAATTGATTATAAAAGTAAAACAATTAAACTTATAACGTACTGGAGTTAATAAGGGAAAAATAAGCAAACGAAATAACAAAAGCAAGTAATTTCCCTATGTTTTAAAGTTTATTAACTCAATATAGCCAAAAATAATGCCATCTATAACTAAAATTAACTTTTAACTCTATAAAATGGTTGATTTTTGATTGATCAACGAAAAATAAATAATCTCTATGAAGAAAAATAATCAATCAAACAGAGATGGTAAAGAAAAAGTCAGTATATTTGAAACGCAGAGATTGAAGAGTCAACCTGCAAATAAAAAAAATAAATTTGCTTTAACTTCAACACAAACTTGAAAAAAGAGGACTTTGACTTCGATAAAGAGCTTGAGGTAGAACTACCTGATGATTTATTCAATCTCTATGTAGGAACAACCGACAAGTACAACCCAAGAACATTTTTCATTGAAGGTACAACATTCACAAATCCACCTGACTATGAAGAGGGGGTAAAGTATGATACTGAAATAAGGCGAATAAAGGGGGCGTTTAGATATGCAGTTAATACTGAATTAACAACAAACCATCTCTATGAGAGAAGTGCTTTTGTTATCAATCTCGGTCTTATGAATATCGATGAGGAAATAGAAGCCGAAACTAAAGTTCTCTATTTCGATGTTACCTTTGTTCAAAAAAACAAACCGATTTTATCTATTGATGAAGTTTTGCCTAATATCAAGGAATTGGCTTATAAGTTCTTGGAATTGATAAAACAGCGAATAGACGATGAAGGTTTTGAAATCTTCAAAAACATAGAAGAATAACTATTTATCAACAGATAAATAAATAATTAAAAATGGCTCAAACTTTTTATATACGCAAAGGTGCTACACTGCCGACATTAAGAATAGAATTAATTATGGATGGTCGATATGATTTTTTAAAATCATATAATTTCAACAATGCTATTCAAAATGCAGACATAGCCTTTTCAATGAAGAGAATGAGTGATGGTAAAAAAAAAATAATAAACAAACCCGCCATAATTGTAAAAAGCGAGCAAAGCTCATGTGAGGAACGATATATTATCGAATATCAATGGACAGAACATGATACATTAGAAGAAGGAGAATTCATAGGGGAATTCACAATTAATTTTAAAGACGATTTATACGAAAAAGATAATTCATACCAAGGCGGGATATTACTTAGTCCAATTTCTGAAATTTTAAATATCATTATCCATTGACAGTAAAATTTATATCATATAATTTATTTTTGAGACTTTACACAGCAGAAGAGAACCACTCGTGAGAGCAGTTCTCTTTTTTTTAGTTTTTACCACTCGTTAAGTTTAACAACTCGAATGGGTATTTGTTTGTTTTTTGCACTATCAATGATAATATCAATATCTTTTAAGCCTTTATTGAAAGCTATAAGTGCATTACAATCTTTTAACATTTCAGCATTGCGAATTTTAAGCGCACTCTTGCCATGCTTATTCCAATTAGTAGAAAATACACGAACATCAATTCTGAATTTCTTAGCAAAATTCTCAACATTACTATCGCCTGTTGAATAGATGGTAATCCCTTCGGATGCTTTTTGTCGGAGATATTTGACACATTTAGCTTCAAAGAAGCGGCTATCTTCAACGTCTTTTCCTCCAACTATGAGTACTTTAAACATTGCTCTTTTTTCTATTTAAAAATTTAACATTGTTTTCTTTACCGCAAATATAATCAATAACAACGAAATGGGCAAATATTGTATTTATTATAAAATGGTTTTTCAATCATGGTAATCAGAACACTTATAGATAAATGCACTACCATAGTAAAGGATAGTAATGATAATTATGGCCTTAATCCAATTATAATGCTCAATTATGGCTATATTACATCTCGTGCATTGATCAATTTCAATATAGATAAAATCAAAGAAGCTTTTGGTAATAAAGAATACGAAATAAGTAACAATGTAAAACATACCTTACATTTAACTAACTGTGGCTCAATAGAAGAGAGGAAATTCCACAAATATATAACATCTGATGACATTAACACTGTAAAAAAGAGAGCAGTTTCTTTTGATATAATTCTATTCAAAATACCTTATCAATGGGATAGAGGTGTTGGTTTTGACAACTCCAATGATTTTTGGATTAGAGGTGATGCCGCAACTTCAACAGATGGCTGCAATTGGTTTAACTGTATGAGTGGAATTAAATGGAATACAGAGGGTATATATTCAAAAGATGAACTCTGCACTGAGGTAGATAAGTTTAATAATAAAGAAGAAAGCCAAATAATTGGAATTCAGCATTTTGATATTGGTAGTGAAGATTTATCTATAGATATTACAGATTATGTTGATGATTTAATTGATGGGGTTGAGTTGAACTATGGGATAGGCATTGCATTTTCTCCATATTGCGAAGATATGGAAACCAAAATAACAAAGTATGTTGGTTTCTTTAGTGATAAAACAAATACATGTTTTACCCCTTATATCGAATCAAGAACAATTGAAGCTATTAATGATAGCACCTATAATGTTCTTTTGAATAAAGAAAATCGAATTTTTCTCTTCTCTAATTTCTATGGCGAATATAAGGATTTAGACGAATTGCCTATATGCACCATAGATAACTCCAATTACGAGGTGCATCATTTTGATAAAGGGATATATTATGCCAACATAAAACTATCAAGAGATGATTTCTTTGAAGACGCTATCTACGATATAAAGTGGAGCAATCTATACTATAATGGCGAAGAATTACCTGACGAAACGAGGGAATTTGCAACAGGAAAAGAAGAGAGACATTTGAGTATTGGAAATATCGTTTCTAAGCCACCAAAGTACTCTGTGGTAATAAATGGTATATCTAATAGAGAAAAGCTCAACCACGGTGAAATTAGAGGCCTCTACGTCCATTTTAGACAACCGTATTCCAATGTTACTATATTACCAAACAAAAACACATACTACCGTCTCTATATTATGAGCGGAGAAAAAGAATATACTGTGATTGATTGGGATTTTGTCAACACAATTGCAAAAGATGGAATATTCTACGTAAAGACAGATGAATTATTACCAAATCATTATTTAGTTGACATAAAAACGACTATTGATAATGAAACAAGGATATTCAAAAGAGAATTAGAATTTGATATTGTTGGTGTGAAATAGAAAAGAGGGGCTTTAATGCCCCTCTCTAATTTATACGTATATTCTTACTTAAGAAGTCGTTTAGATTATATTTTTGCAAGGCAGTGTATGATGAATCTTGCACGGGAGGTAACTGCGAATACTTGTGCGTATGATTATTAAAAGCTGTGATTAACGTGTGTAAAAACTCAATCAACCTGTCACCATAAACCATTGGGTGTGCATTTTCAATAAATTTTTTCAGTTCATCATCAGATAAACCTTCATTCCCCTTATTTTTGTCGGAAAAGCTACTTACATCACTATACGATGTATTAATATAAGGGTCACCATCAATACTAATTAGGTTGATTTCTTGGCCAACAAGATTAACAGAAGACTCAACTGTTTCAGTTGCGGATTGAGCTTGCCATGTATTTGCCCTCCATTCCTTTTTATTTACTGAAATAGGTGTTTCGTGATATTTTAATTTGATAAAAGATGGATTTGTTTTATTAAATGCAATATCAGTAGTATCTCTGTTATCAGTTAAATGGGCACCGCAACGTATTCTTACATCACTATCACCTAATATTATATCAGAGTTTTTACGGCCATATATTGCAATATCCTCATCTGTTGCAAACGCACCATTAGCTTTAGGAATATTACTAACGGCCATATCAGGGTCACCGCTTCTTCCAAGTAGGCGTAATGCACCAAGTTCATAATTATCTTGGTACATTTCTTGATATTGAGAAATAATTGGTCCTAAATAAAAGCGTTGTAACTGAGGATTGTCATTGACACAAAATATAATTACGGCCTCACCAATCTTGGGCTTAACATGAAGAGTTTTAGGCAACAAGGGGAAGGCATACGGTAATTCTGTATACCTATCATCTACATTTTTAATTCTTGCTTTTATCCTTTCGCCATCGAATTCATCAGAAAGGCTTTCTACTTTACCTATATAGAACATAACTTAGCCAACTATACCGTCCCCGTGGGGAATATTAACATTAAAACCTTGTACAACAACAGGGCCACCAGCATTAGAACCAGTACCCATAAATTGAATGCCACCGATAGGAATACCAACCTGTACTCTTGAGTCTAATTTAAGAGCACTTACCATTTCTTCAACTCTGATACGTTCCATGGCTTCGGCAACATTAGCCGTACCATCAGCAGCAGGGCCAAATGGAGCACCTGCTTCAGACTGTCTTTTTATAATGCGTGAAGCAATCATCATAGCCGATAACCCTGGGCGAGAAATAGCACTACAAATTAATAGGATAGAAGGTATTGTTGCTAATGGGGCACGAGCCTTTTCAATACCTGATTGTATAGCGTCGCAAATGCTTTGAATATTCATTATTTACAATTTTTAACAAGAACTACTTGGTTTAGTTTGTGTTGGTACAATGTCTGCATAGTTTACATTATCAATGTAAGTGTCAGCAGAAGAGCCACCATTAAGAATGGGTAATACGCAAGAGCTTACTAACTGTTTCAACAAGGTACGATAATCATTAATAGTCTCAAGAAGTATTTTAGATACAAATAGTTGCAATAAAGGTTGAATCTGAGACATTAACCATTTGTATAATTGTTGCAAAATTAAATCCTTTAATTCTTTTACAAGAGCAACAATAAGGTTTTGAAAGTTCTTTATAAAGGCTTCCCAACTATTAAAGATATCTGATTTCCAAGTTTCACTCTGTGGGTCAATATCACCCATAACAATTGAATTCACTTTAAATAGTATAGCAACTTTAGGACTTAAAACTTGCATAACAATTTGAGTGATTGTCTCTTCCAAAAGTTTGTAGATAATATCTAAACCAAATGAAAATTGGTCTTTAGAATAAACCTCTCCATTTTGCGCCAAAGTTACTGATACGTCGGTAAACACATTGCTAATAGCAGTAATTTGTTCATTCAATGTTGCGGCATCACTAATAGAGTTGATAGAATCTAAAATAGAAGAATAATCAACATCAATTTCAGTATCATTGTAGGTATATGTACCATTATGTTTTTTAGTAGCCTCGGATAACAATCTATCATATTCTTCATTACTGAAAGAGAAAAAACAATCATCTACCTCGGTGTCATCAGATTCTATAATATTTTTTACAATAGAACCAATTTTACCTGCTACAACTTCTTCCATAATGGAATAGTTGAGAGATATATTAGCCGATATGCCTAAAAGGGCATTTACAATATTCGCAACAAGGGTTTTACTGTCGAAAAGCTTAAGACTATATATGTAATCATAATTGAATTCAAAAATAGTCTTATTCATCCTATATTGAAGATTTTTAATCTTCAAGGTTCTTGTTTGATAGTATCTTTTTGAGTTAAGCCATATTTTCAGTATATCAGTACCACCGTTAAGTTCAGAGCTGCGTTCAACGTACTCGCAATAAATAATTTCTTTTTTATTGGCTTTTTTATTTGAGCCGTAGCTTATAGTTGGATTAGGGTCTATATCTGAACCATGCGCATTGAAAAATTCAGTTTTCAAACTTGGATATTCCTTGAATGTATCAATATATTTAACACGGTTATCCCACATTAGTTTAGATTTTTGCCCATTTACACTTGTGCCCTTATTAATAACGTACCATAAAAATGCATTGAAGTCAGTAGACTTCCAAAGGTCATTGGGATGATAGAATGGGGTATTAGCTTCAAAACCCGTTTCTTCGTCTTTATTTATTGATTCATAAGCATCAAAATAAAAGACGCCACCTTCACGATTAGATGGGCAGTTATTTAAAGTGCCGTATAAATCTATTGCATTTAAGTTTAGTTCAATACCTTTTTGCCCAACTACTTGATTGCTTGTGTTTGTTGTATAATCCATTAACCAATCGGGTAGTAATGGATTAATTGAACATGTAAACATGTTTTTCACATTGGCTAATAATGCTGCCTTTAAGGTATTCTCCAAAACATATAAAAAACCGTCAGTACCTTTGCCTGCCAATAGTTTTGCAACCCATTCAATAATATCAGTTTCAGAAACACCAAGAATAGCCAAAACATCAAGCATAAAACTAAACGAAGTGTTTCCACCGATAGAATCAATGGAAGATAGCACGGGGTAACGTTCAAGCAACGTTTGAATTGCCGAAATTGCACCTAATGTTTTAGATTTGGTATCCGAAAGAGATGACATTAATTTTTGGTTTTATAAACTTGGGTTTCACCTGCACTATTAGTTGAAGCGTCACGGGCCAGTTCTCTTAACTTATTGATATCAAGAGTCGTGGGTACAGATTTACTTGCATCTAATGCCCCTTTTATATCCCCATTATGCTTGATGATTTCACTCATAAGTTTAGCAATATCAAGTTTTTGTGCAACGGATTTTTGTTGGAGAGCAATATAGTTATTCATAACTTTCCCATACTTCTCCTTGCCATCAATATCCAAATTGTTTAATGGGGTTGAATTTGCAATCTTGTTTATTTCGTTTTGTATCTGTGTATACTGCTGACAAGCTAAATCGTAAGTCTCTTGTAGGAGCGCTTCAATTTTGTCGATATTATTAAGTCTAACAGAATATTTTTTCTTTGCTAAATCCATGAAAAACTACGGTTTATTGATAAATAGTTACTCAATCAAATATCCCTTAATTGTAAAAAACTCGTTTTTGAATTTCTTCATATTATCTCGAATACCTTTAGTATCAAGACCTGTTTGCTCTCTCAAAAAGAACAGAATGGCATTTTTATTAAGCTTATTACTACCATCAGTAGAAAGAACATAGTCCCAATTTTCTAATAAGTTTTTAAGAGCAGTTCCGAGTTTAATTTCATTATCCCTAAGGCTGTAGCCTTTAGGGTTATTGAGCATCTCACCTATTTTTTCAATAAGCATTTCTACTGCTTCAGACATGATTTTAGGCGCTCGTTCAACTTCATCCGAATATTTAATATCGTTAATGAATTCGGGCACAGCATCATCATATGCTTGATTTCTTAACAGACTTTTATTGTAAGATTGAATTCTACCAATAAGGTAGTGTTTACATACGGTGCCGTAATAAGAGTAAGCTTTATATTTACCAGGCTCGAATTTATCGGCCTTCATTAGGAGAAATGACAGTGCATCGTTAAACGTAAAGTCCATCGACTCCCCTGGTACATATAGTTTGTAACGACGGATAATAGATTCTACCATCTTTTTGAATGCAGGCCGTAAAATTTCATTATAAATTTCGTTTTTCCTCTCTGCGTCATTACAGTTGAGATATTCTACGACTGCAGCTTCTTCTTCGTCACAAAAATAATTCTTCTTTTTATCAGGATTTGGCTTGCGGCCTCTTTTTCCCATTTGTATAGTTAATCAATAATAATAGGATGATTTATCTTATCAAATTGATTTTTCTGCAATTAAATTGCTCATACCATATCGCATTAATAGTTTAATGCCATTCAACAATATTGATAACAAAATCTTGAGAGCAGTAATTTAATTTTAATTACCACTCTCAATATGTATAGTTTAAGGTTACTCCTCCTTAGTATTAGGAGTAAAGGCTAAATTTCGGCTCTCTTTGTATTTATACTCTTCACGAGCTGTATCAATAAGCCATTTACCGTGTTCGCTTGTAATATCTTTAATAGCTTCAGTTAGATAACTTCCTTCACGATTAACTGTATGTCTGTAACCTGCTTTAGGAACAACATAAATATTCTTACCGTTGTTAGTTACACGAAGCAAAAATTCATACCAAGCAGCAATTAGCATAGAAGGTTTAAGTCCACCTACAGAAATAAAGTCTTCGGTTTTAATGATGGAGCCAGTGACATTGAAGTCCATGAAACTCATTAAACAATCAGTATCAAGATAGCCAAGTTCATCGCCTGAGAAAGAAGTCGCCCAAGCAATCTCGTTTTCAAAGCCTACAATCTTATCGTCTGTATTGACAAGCTCTACAATAGGTAAATATACCGCAACATCTTGGTTGTATTCTTGATATCTCAAAAATTCATCAAACCAAATATTAGTATATGCATCGTCAAATTCGAGAATTGAAAAATAAGGTGTAGTACATGCAAATACAGCCTTGTTTATTTGAGTGTAAACATCAGTATCGTTATTTACGACAACTGCAGTTATTGGCAATTCACCTATGTGGTTTTCTTTATAAAAAGCAATTGCTTCAGTGCAAATATCTTGAGGGCCAACAAAAAGAACTTTAGAAACAGCTTCAGGGATAGTCTCAAACGCTCTCTTTGCATAGGTATGCATTTCCTCAGTAAATTCCTTAAGAGGTATAATAATTGTAATATCTTCCATTGCTTCTTTAATCATTTTCTTTAGTTAGGGCTAAGAGCTGAGTGAATTCCTTCTTTCTATTTTCAAGAAGTTCATTAATGTATGTGTTTTCAACTTCTTTGATGAATTTTTCCCTGCTACCATATTCATTGGCCGTAATTTCCATCTCATCGGCAATAACAACAGGAATATCCGAATGGATAAACATTTCTACAAGCTGAGCGACCAAAGAATGTACTTGGCTGATATTATCAAACCAAATAGCATTGTCCCTTAGGACACCATCTTTACCTATGGCCCAATCACAAACATCTTGTGGTATTTTGGCAAGTAATACACTACCTGCTGAAATCGCTTCAAGAGCTGAGTAGCCAAAACTTGCAGTTTCATCAACCCAAATTGTAGCGAATGACTCTTTCAAAACATCAGCAAACTCATCACGAGGTATATCCATTACATGACGAAAAGCAACCCATTTGTATGTGGGATATTTCCAAAAAAATTCCTTTACAATACGATTAACAATGCTTCGGTCTTTAGTCACAATGTTAACAATCAGTTTTTTAGGTCTTGCATCTTTCTTAAAAGAAGAGTCAATAAAGGGCTTAACTACATTAACATTCAACTTCTTAAATAATTCTGAAACTTTTCTTTTTAACATTTCGGATGAGGTAATGCAAATATCAATTCCATAATCCTCCCATGATACGCCAGGCTGAATAACTTCGGTCAAATAATTGAAGTTATGAAGTAAAATTACCCTTTTACAAGGAAGTTTTTTGGTTTGAAACATAACATTTGAAAAGATTTCAGGAATAATAAGAAAATCAGAAGGAGAGATTCTTACACCATCTGTTTCAATGTTAGAATGAGGCAAAGACGAGTATTTTTTGCCAAGCCATGCTTCCACCCCAACAAAATCCTTCTCAGCATGAAGTATTTCAACATTGTATCCTAATTCTTGAATGGCAAGCGCTGTCTCATAAAGGTAGGTAAGTTCGCTATTAGGCTTTCCCTTTGTATCTAAGGTGAAGAAATAGAACTTACATTCCTTGTTGTCAATTTTGGAAATCTCTTTTTGAATATTTTCTTTAATAATTTCCGCTTTGGTCTTATTTTCAGTAGCCATTTTATGTATTTGAATTCAAAAAGTTATTATTCTTGTTCTTCAATAGGAATTGAGATTAGAAGTCCCTCTTTCATTAAGGTATTCATACAAATCATAGTACCAGTATTGAAAACCTCTGAAACAGAGCCATCTTCACCCTCTGCCATTCCATCAGAATCAAGAAGGTATTGGATAAGTGTTTTTACGAGGTCATAGCGTATATTATCATTTTGAATATCACCTTGAGCCGTAAATTCTTTAATAGTTTTTTGTTTCAATGATGCCTTTTTGCCATCATTTACATCATAAACTTCAGTGATGTCTTTATTACGACGCTCGTTCTTTGCAGAGTGTTCTACAAACCTAAGAATGTTATTTAAGTCGAAGTAATAAATTTTATCACCGATAGGAAAAAGGTCAGTCATTTCCATTGTATAATTTCTTCAAAAGTTCTTTATCTTCTAAAAATTGTGACAATTTGCAAAATGAGTAGTCTGATTCAATATCTTTGTTATAATCAGTTTCAATTTTAATTGTAATCTTACCTTCAGGCTTATTTTCAAGCAATGTTTTGTCGGCAGTTACCAATACATCACAATTATTCCAAATAGTAGAGGAATCAGAAGGGAAATAGAATTTCCTTACACGAGTAGCCATTCTTGATAGGAAGAAACAAGTAAAACCAATTGAATTGTTAAACTCAAACGGATTGGCAATGCTCAATTCTATATCACCATCATACTCATCGGTAATAGAAATATGCCAAAGATTAAGCATTTTGTCAAGCATTCGTTCAACAATCGAAGCCTCACCAAAGATTTCATAAGCATAGTCGGTATAAAGGAATTTCTCATAGTCCTTACGGCTTTCAAAGCCAAGCACCACATCGATATCCGATTCAGAAAAATCAAGCGATTCCAAATCAATACCATTATCAACATATTTTTTATAAACTTTGCCTATTTGAGCGGTTTTAGCCCTAATGACATCATCCAAAGTTATGCAGATTCTCATCTTTACGTAAAATCGTTTATTAAAAGTTATTAATTGAAATTTAAAAAGTCAAGCAAAAGCTATTTGTTTGCATGTTGCACCATATTTCGATAGGTTTCAGCCCTTAAATCACTTATTACGCCCAAATTATATTTTGAAACAAGTGTATTCTGTAAATTACTCTGTAATTTCTTGATTAATGAAGGATTATTAACTAACAGAGTAATATACTTAGCCCAATCACCCTCGGAATTAGGTTTAATTAAAATTGCATTACCTTTTTCATTGATGCTACCATCAGAATTAATCATATTGGTTAGGTCTATTTGATATGGGCCGTAATCGGTAGCTATCAAAGCCGTTGTGGAGAAAGCACATTCAATAGCCTTAAGCTGAGACTTAACCTTGTTAAAGGTTTTTACTTCCAACGGGGCAAAAAGCACATCTATATTATTATAATGTTTGAAATAATGGTCTATATCCTTGGTAAAACATCTACGGTAGTGTTCATTATTGATATTCGGGTATTCCAAATCAGGAATAAACATATCCAAGAACATTTTATAATCATCAGAGAGAATTTTACCATTATTGGTAACCATTTGTTCATATCTATGCCATACCGTCTCTTTTGGTTGCACAGGCCTTGACTTTTGTTCTTTAGTTATGGGGTCTGTATAGAAAACCTTACCTTTTAAATCAAAACCACATAAAACTATTTCAATTTTATCAAGCACATCTGTAGGTAATTTTTCAATAAAATTACCCATAGTTTTAAGGTCGTATTCATGGGTAGAACCCATAACAAACCCAAATCTTAATTTATCTGATTTAGCCTTGTTAATATGAAAACGTTCATCCGATGGGTCAATAGCATTCGGAAGCACAATTACATGCTTATTGTATTTGAAAATCTCTTTAGCAAAGATTGGTGTTGTAGTGGTTACATAATCAAAAATCTTCAAATTGCTTGTGATTACATCGCTAATGCCGAATCTTTTATGGAATTGGTACTGAGGGTGGGTGGGAGATAATTCCCAACTATCATCAATATCCATTACAGTCACGGTATTTGTGGTTTTAAGATAGACAATGGCTTGAAAAAAAGCCTTCATATCATTAAAAATACCACGATGAACGTGAATAATATCATATTTGGAAAGCTCCTCATGATTATTCCAATCAGGGTTTACCGAATACTTTATTTCAAACTCATTACCATAATTTTTCGACAGGTATTCATGCGGTTGAAACGAGCGGTAAAAACCTACACCCCCAACAGTATCAGACGGTACAACTAAAACTTTTATCATTCAGTTTAATTAATAACTAAAAAAAATATACATAAGAAAAAATTAAAAGTCAACAAAAAAAAGCTTCTGCCAAAAAAAAATGACAGAAGCCTAAAAAATACAAAATAGCTAAATTTTTCAATTACGATTCTTTTTTCTTTTTCAGCTTTAACAAGCCTTCATATAAATTACCTTTGGAGTCTAAAACTTGGATTTTATTACCATTGGAAATCTTGACACCCCTCAAAGTAGATTCATTCAATAAGCTCTCTTTAATTGAAGTAATGTGTTTAGAAATACTCTCATCAATCAAATATTTGATGTAATTGTAATCAATTGAAGTATTTGGGGTATAGGAAGTATGTTCATTTAATTGTTGAGGTTGTGCAATGGCAGCAGGTTTAATTGCTAAATCACTTGCAATAGAATCAAGTATCCCACCTGAAGGGCTATTAATTTGAATAGGCGGAGTCTTCTTAAATGATTCACGAATAGCAGGAGGCAATTTTTCGAATGCTTCTTCATTAATAAAATCCCGTGAAGAAGGTGTATTGGTAGGTATAGCAAATTGCTCACTTGCCGAAGGCTTTTGAGTCTTAGGAGTATATATTCGACCTGACTCTTTGGCCGCTCTCTGTTCTACTTTTTCATTGAAATCTTCATTTAGGATTAGAGCTTGCGCTCCTGATATCATTTGTTTAAATCTTTCTTCTTTGTTCATTGTAGTTTAAATCATTTTCTTCATCATCAATTTCATCTTCCGTAGGCGGTTGATTTATTTCAGTGTCTTTATCTTTATACATTGGGCCGTTGTTGGAAGCATTAATATAAGTTGAGTTATTCTGTGCCTCTCCTGGCTCAGTAATCTCAGCATTGTTTTTTCTTACAGGTCCAACAGTTTGGGCCTCTTGATTATCACCAAAATTGGCAGTTTTAGACATATCATATACCGAACTACCATTACCCCTAAATTGTTTAGCAGCTTCAGAATTTTGCCATGCATCAAGGTTTTTCTTAATATAATCAACATTGCTAACGTTAACCGATTTTTTCATATTACGTTTCATATTATAATATGGGTCAGTAGCAACCTTTTCGATATTGCGCTTTTTATTATAGTTGAAAATATTATCATTCTTTTTACCGTTGAAATTGGCAACAAGATATACTTCAGCCATAGTGTTATCACCTTTGCTATTGAATTTAGCGGGGTCATTCCATTGCTCGGCAGGTGGCTCACTAAATTTTCTATTTTTAAGTGGATTCCACTTTTCGATTCTATCCAAACGGAACATTTTCCAATGCGGGGCCTTTGTTTTAGTATCACCAAAAGGTTGATATGCACGAATAACTAAGTTTCCGCTTTTAGTCTTACCATATGCGACAGGTTGAATTAAGCGGTAACCAGTTCCCTTCTGTTCGCCACTACCATCGCTGTAATTGATTTCAACCTCGTATCTTTTCTTGATTGCATCAATTACATCAACCTGCCTTGCTTCCTCTCTAAGTAATGATTTAAGAACTGATTTTAAGTAATCCATCTATCTTTAATTTACAGTGTACTGACCGTCTAATACATTTGCACTTGTATCAACAGAATCAAGGCCATAGGCATTATTTTCGTTGTACAAATTCATAGTTTTGAGTAAGGTTCTGCCACCTACACCATTCCTGCCTTCAATATCATACAAACCACCACCATTACGAGTGTCTATATTGCTATAAGAAATCGTAGTGAGAGTTGTTTCACCAGGTAATTTAGCAACACCGAGGGGCACACCCGTACCTTTACCAAGAGGGTCACCGTCGCTTAATGCGTCAGGGTGATTTTCATTATATTCGGTAGTATCACCATGTTGATAATCGTTATATGAAATAAGGTCTTTTCTCTTTTCTAAACCTTTAATCTCAAGTCTGCTTTGTTTAGCCATTTCTATTACAAAATATAAACTAAAATATTTTATTTGTCAAATCATGATTCAAAAGAGAATGTCATGTCCCCTTGTTTTTGAGTATGGGCTTTTCCATTACCGTATTGTTTTGTACCACCGCTTTTTTGGAAAGCATTTTGAATACCGCATTCTTTTTTGACTTTCTTAGAGTTGTAGGAATTATTTTTAGCCGCTTTAAGCTTTTGTTGGATTATGCGTTGCAGCTGTTTGCCATTAATTCTTTCGTAACGTTCAGGGTCTTCCTCCTTCATCTTCTCAAGACGATTGTTTCTTGTATAGGCACAGTTAGCTGTCATATTCTCATCAGACGCCATGTTATTAAGCATCTTGTCATTAGGAGAATCTGAAGCCACCTGTTTTATACTATTATTAGCTGATTTACCAAGATTAAAACTCTTGCCTAAGTTATCTAAATCTTGGTTTGACTCGGCTAATGTTTGGCTTGAACGATACATAGTATATTTAGGAGACCTTGATTTAGCAAACCTGTCAGTAGTTACAACATCAGTTGCATCCCCATTAGAAGTTTTATCACTAACAGAGACTTCCGTGCCATAAGATATGCTTGATTCTTCACTTGCATAGTTAGCTTTAGGCAAATAGGTTTCAAAATTTTCACCTAATAATGACCTTAATTGGCCTTCAGTAAAAAGTACTCTTCTCATCAATCGAGGTTACATTTACCTATAAATAGTTTAAATACATAAAAAGAAGCTCTTTTAGCCAACTAAACTATTTATAGAGAAAAGCTTTTAATGTCAATTCTAAACAATTATAAGCGCCCAAAAAATTGTCTTGCATTGGTAAAAGATAAGTACTACGACTTCGTACTGTCAAATGATACAACGGAGTCTATTAATATATCTGATGCCATGACAACCGATGGATTATGCGGCTATATTGATTTCACTAAAAACGAGTGTGTGAGTGGCAGTACATTTATGTCGCTCCCAAACTATACATGGGAAGACGCAATCAATAGTGGTGAGACAATGCTTAATGTGGGGTTTACGGGTATAGATAATGGTTTCATAAAGTACAACTCAAATATATCAGATGTAGAGTTTTACAACATGATAGTTGGCTCAGAATATCGATTAGAACCAAATGATTATAAAATGCATGTATTTCCCGTTAATGGCAATACTGAAACATTCTCCTATGATTATTCATACAAGCCGAATGAATACATCTCACTTTATGGTGGTTTTTTACAAGGTATTTTCAAAGCGTACGGGTATGACTATCAAATTCTACCAACAGTGATTGAGGATGCTTTAGAAATCGAATTTGTTTTAAGGCCGAAAGATTACGAGGAACGTTCAAATACATTAAATTCACTTTACCCTGAGAATAAAGGCATATTTTTCTATATGGGCACAAGAGCCGAGAATAAATTTGTTGAATTATATGGCGCTGATTTATCCGAATATCCCTATAGAGGGGTTGTTTCAGCTTCAACAAATGAGTATGTGCATGACTATATAGAGGAATTTATCAATGATAGCAGTTCAACCGCCAATAGTGGCATCACAAGCGAGTTTGATTTAAGTGGTACAACGATTTTAGATTCAAATGGCGAAGATATAGCTAAAGAATACCCAAAGGAAGTGGCAACTGACAACAAATTCATAACCTTTAATCATACTCCAAGTGGATTTACGGTTAATAACTATTATGAAGATGCTGATGTGGTGATTCAATTTGATAAAAAAGAGGCTAAAGAGAATTTATTCTTATTAATGAATCACACAAAAACAGGATTGACTGTTAATACAATAAACAAATACATAGAAGAAACTACTTCATTTGATTATGATACCATATCTGATATTCAAAATAACAGTTTTGCCTTAAAACTGAATGAGGATATGAGTATTGGCTATAGATATCTTGTGAAAGATTGTGATAATGAAAACGGTTATTCTGTAAAAGAGGAAAAAACCGTTCCAAATATTATTTCAAAAGATAAATGGAGCGTTATATCGGTTAAAATTAAAATCTTGAATGGAGCTACTGACCAATGTGGAAATCCGTTATCAAAAAGAAAAATGAAAATCTTCATTTATGTGAATGGCTACTTGAAATTAGTATCTCAAGAATTAGATGAATTTAATTTTAAGGAATTAGATGACAACTATACAAGACAGGAACTTGTACCGTTTAGTATTTCAATCGGGGGAGGAAGCCAAGGTCTATGCGAAAGCATTAATTTAACAAACCGAGAGCATTTTCAGCGAGTTTTACCGATAGAAAAGAATTTTGCAGGAAGCTTTATTGGTGACATACGTTCATTCAAAATATATTCTAAGGACTTACAATATAATGAGATAAAAAATAACTACTTACACGAAATTAATAGCTTCAATCATGATTAATGGAAGTGGCATAACAACATATAACCTGAATACCAACATAAATGGTGATATTGCAAAGGGAAGTCCATTGACAATCAACGAAATGGACTCAAATTTTGCATTTTTACGTAAGAATGATATTGAGAGGATAGACTATGATTATTCCCAAGATGCTTTCTTATTTACAAAGGCCAATGGGGAGGTAATTGCAGTTAAAGGCGTTAGAAATTACATTGTAAATGATGTCAAAGACCAAATATCTACGGTCAAAGATTCGCTTGATAATATGAATAACCTCGCCGAAAATATCTCAAACTCTCTTGAGGATACATATCTTGAGATAGATAAATCAAAAGACGAGCTTAAGGCATATGTAGATGAGCAAGATACCGTATCTGGTACCAAAATTAGCGAAGTAGAAAAAACAATCAAAAATTATGTTGATTTAGTTAATGATACCAATAGGGCTCTTGTCGAGAGAATTACTGATATCGAAGAAAACGTCAGACATATAGATGGCAATTTAAGTGGCTCGACAACTTCCATTAGTGAAATGCTTGAATCACTCACATCACAAGTAAATTTTGAAATTCAGAAGCTCAAAGCTGTAGATGATACAATAAAAAGTAATATAGCAGCTATTGATACTAATCTAAGTAATACTGTGGTTGTGTTAAGAGATAGGATAGAGTCTATTGAGCCGCCAATAGCTGAAAGTATTGACGCAATTAACACCGATATTTCTTCTATCAAAAAAGAAATTGAGTCCAATAGGATTTCTATAGACAATTCCCTTAATAAAGAGGTGAACAAACTCAATAATAGTATAACAGCAATCAAAGCTGCCAACACTACTGATTTAAACAAGTTGAGCGAAAATCTTGATGCTAAAATAGACGAAGTATCTCAAAGATTGGAAGATATACAGTCACCTATTGTTGTTAAGTTTAACGATGTAGATGGGCAAATTAAAATTGTTTCCGACAGAGTAGATTCGAACTATTCCGAAGCAATAGGCTTGATTAGCGAGATAAATTCTTCGTTTGTAAAACAGATAAATCAGATTATAGTATCACATAATTCTCAAAATTCCCAAATTGAAGGTGAAATAAATGACTTAAATACCAAAATAGAACGTTTGAATGACGCTATTGCTAACTATAACACCGCTATTAATAACGTTAAGTCTGATTTAAGTGATAGATATAACGAATTATTGAATTCACTTAACAACCTTGAAGCATCTTTTGATTCTAAATTAAATGGCATTACTGAAAGGGAGAAGAAAGTTGCAAATGGATTAGTTGGGGCAATAAAAGAGGTTGACACTAAGATAGACGCCTCAATTAAAACCGTAAACTCTGAAATTCAAAAAAATAGCAAATCTATAGACTATTTGGAAGATAAAATTGACAAACAAGTTAATGGCTTATATGATTCTTTCTCAGATTTAAGTGATAAAACCGATGAGTACAATTCAAGGGCAAACGATTTATATGAATCCCTCAAAGATGATTTAGAAACTAACATTGGCACTATAAATACGGCATTTAGCAGAAGGTTTACTTCAACAGATGCAAGAGTGGATGAGTTATCTAATAAGATAGGCAATTTATATGAAGATGAAGAGGTATTCGAACAGAATATTACTAAACAAATAGCCGCCACAGTAAGTAGTCTAACTGCATTAGATACAACTATTAATACATTAGCCACAGAACAAAAAGAAAGCATTGATAATCTTTCAAAACTCTCTAACAAACGGTATTCTGAATTGAGGACTTCAATAGACGCTAATAAAAAAGATGCAGATACCAACATTGTAGGCATCAAAGCCTCTATTGAACAAACTAATGAGGAGCTTATTGTTTTTGAAAAAGCGCTTGCTGCCTCAAATAATTCATTTGAGAATCAGATAAACGATTTAAGCGAAAAAATCTCAGATGTAGATAGTAGAATCACTGATACACTTGAATCATTCGAAGATGAAATCAAATCCACCGATGAAGTATGCAGCGGTAGGGTAAATACATTATCTAAGTCATTAGAGACAAATATAGCTCGTTTAGATAAGTTAATTTCTGCACAAAATGCTGATTTAGAAGAACTTGATAAAAAAGTAGATAATAATACTGAAACCACAAATACGGCAATTCAAGCATTAATAAAAACAGATGGAGAATTAGATACTAAAATTACCGATAGCTCTAATGTACTTCAAAAAGATTACAATGCTAAAACTTCAATATTAGATAGCAAAATATCCAATCTATCCGATTTTTTTGCAAATTATGTTACAAAGTTTACAGATGAAGTTAATATCTTAAAAGAGAAAGACGCAAACCTTGAAACAGTTTCTACTGATGAATTTAAAACTATCAATAAACAGATAGATGAACTTCAAGAAAGTGTAGTTGACATAAATTCAAGGCTAACAGACTTCTTCGATTCTATGGAGAATGATGTTTCTTCTAATGATGAAAAAGTAAACAACTGCATTACTACCGTAAACAGTATTAAGGACATTGCAAGTGATATGTCCGATGAGGTAGAGGCTCTTAGAAGTGAAATAGACAATAGAATAAAAGTTATTAATGCCCGTCTTGATGTGATAGAATACAAGTTAGGGATTTCAACAAAAATAGAGGACTAACAGAAAAAATGATGTAAAAAACGAGTGGCCGAAATTAATCAGTCACTCGTTTTGATTTTAATATATGTTACAAAAAGAATAGGTTTTAAAAACCAACAGCCTCACTACGTTCAATTTCACCAATGGTGTCTTGTTTTTTGTTTTCCATTGCATCAAGGATATCACGAAGTGTACCAATGCAGATTTCGGGATAAGTTTTTGACATCAAATCAAAAGAAGATGGGTCTAAGTCGGCAATTTTGAGAATTGAATTGGGTACAGTACCTTCCTCGATAAACTCAGATAATTCAGAAGAACTTAATTCATAGATAGCCTGCTCTAAACGCTGTTTTTCCTTATCAATGCCAAGCTCTTGTTCACGTTGCATCCTATTGTTATAGTCAGCAAGAATATCTTCCCACTTGCCCATACCACAAGGTTCAAGGAAAGGTGGTGTTAAACCATACTTAGACCAAAACTTAATCTCTTTATCTTCCATAGTCATAAGTTGCTCGTAAGTATCTTGATCACCAGGTTTATTTGGCTCACCATGAACTAATGCGCATTCCTCTTCAGTGAAATATTTCCTGTCATCAGGATTGCTAACAAGAATTTTATCACGAATTTCTCGGCTAAAGCAAACCAATAAAGGGGTAATGCGCTTGTTAAATGCGTCAATATACTTAACAGAGTTATACTCAAAACCTTCGTGGCAATAGACGTCTTCATCAGAGTCAATTACATCACGAGGCACAAGAACACAGTTAAGAATGATTTCTTCATCAACTCTTGCTGTTGGATAGTTTGCGGTTAACCACTCAGCCTTAGCAAGTTTGCGTTTGTTACCTTTATTTTCCTTATTGTATTTGTTGTACGCACGGTCAACCTCTTTTGAAATCTCGGTTCCGTCGGCATCGTAGTAATGAGTAACCTTTTTGACATCAGGATGAGATTTCAATTTGCCTGTATTGATATAATAGATGGTATCACCAGTATTAACTTCAAGACCTTCTTTTAAAACAAGCTCATACCAAGCCTGTCTTGATTTAGGCCTACCTGCCTTGGTGATTTCTTTTATATCTTTTTGATATTGGGCAATAGTCTTTTTGATTTTACCTTTAGACGCAATATCCCTAATAGGAATTTTATAATTGTATAGTTTTTCTATGTAATCATAATATTCCTTGATAAATGCCTTTCCATTGCCTTGCAAAAGGTATAGAATAGCCTTGTCCAAGAAATTTGCTATATAAGCATTTAACCTCTTAGACTTTATAGTATTGCCCACGAGTTTCTTATCTTTTCCTGGCGGATTCTCAGGAAAGTAATCCGCATAATTCTTTCGTGCAAAGTTAATGGTTGAAGCTACCACTTCATCGCTTTAATCAATGCCTTTTTCTATTTGCATTGTCAGACTATATCACCACCCTCAGCATTACCTGTTAGGGGCCTCCCGTTTCCACTATAAGATTCTACTTACAATGTACTCTACTAAGTGTAATCTCTTACCTGTTCGATAGTCGTTGAACCTTCATCTTAAAAAAGATGCTTGGATGCTTTTAGTTGATCTACCCACAATTAAGGTTTTTACGATAGAATAAGCATTACCTTATCTTCTTCATCAATGTCACCATAATAAAGTCGTACTCAATTGTTCGTTATGGGTTTTACCAGCAGTTAAAGAGGTTATTGCCCTAATGTTTCCATTAGGCGGCACCGTGTAAGCTAATGCCAAGTCCCATTTTTTGCACTCCATCAGGGCTGTAGACATCCTTCATGTATAAATCATTGAATTCTGCTACATCAGCCTCGAAGCCTGTATATTCTTTACCGAGTTTTACTTCACGATTAGACCCCTTGCCAATGTAAGGGTTATCTTTCGTGTATCGGTATTTGCTTTCATCGGGGAGTTGGAAATTAAAGCCTTCAGCCATCGGTATTCTTGCATACCAACCCTGTATAAGCATCCACAAAGGTGCCATCCAAGGATATATCGTACACAAGAGTACCGATGCTTCCTTTTGCAATTTTTTTAGATGTTGCCATTTATTATTTTATTTATTGCGTTAAACAATTCACGACAAAGATACAAATATTAAATCATTAATACCATGTGTTCTCAATCCAATTTTTAGACAGATATGGTAATTCTTGGAATTTAGCTTGAACCGTGTATCCTGTCAACCATTTTATCGCACGAACATCTGTCGTTGTAATCTCATCATCTATTTTAATCACAGTTCCAGATATATTCAAACAATCATTAGATGGGAATTTACATAGACCTGCTTTCAATAGGCCACATTGGTATTTTACACCATGGATTAACTCATAATTAAAGGGGATTTCAATATTAAGTTCAGCTTTTGTTTCATGGGATTTCTTATAACTCATACATTTATCTTTCATTGGGCAATCCCAACATCCAACTTCATTCGGCCTATAATAATGTGCATTAGGGTCTCTTTGGAGATTATGAGTATACGCAATTAAGCATGAAGTCTTTCTAAAAATAGGAATATTATAAGACTTAGCAATTTCTCTCAGTCTATTATCTCTCTCATCAGATATAAATTTCTTCAATCCAAACTCATGTCCATCATACGGTTTGAAATGAATATCTTGACTTTCTAAATATTGTTTTAGTGAGGGGTTGACCTGTAATCCTGAATACCCAATAGATGTTTTATATTCAGAAGCAGTTCGACATACAAAGTCAAAGACATCATCAGAGTCATTTACATCACGAATGATTGGTCTGAACTCAATGTTATACTTGTAATTGCTTTGAGAAATGACATCGAGATTGTGAATAAACCGTTTTAATGCATTGCCATCATAAGGAGAATCATAACCAAAAGTAGATAATCCAAAATGAAGGTTCAAGTCAAAAGTTTCCAAAATAGGAAACTTTGATATATCTCCTTTGGTAATTATGATAACTGGGCCTGTATGACCAACACTTTCCAATCTCCTAAGTTTCTTTACAGTATCATCAACTTGCAAAAGAGGGTCACCATACATAAGGTTAATAGCAATAGGAAAACTTTTGAAGATAGGATTGATTTCTTCTGGCAAAATATCATAGTTTAATTTGTCGGTTTCAATAGCTCGACAATACTTACAACCAAAACATTTATTTAGGCCATGTGAATAACTGACGAAACTTTTTGTGAAATATAAATCTTTAATTAAATTGTCCATAGTGTTGTATAATTAAGTTATTTTAATAAAGTTTTCAAATTTATATAGTATCTTTTTATCATAGTGTTTTTTAATATTTAAAGTTTTCAATATCACTCATAAAAAATTCTAGTTCACCACTGAGAATCGGATATTTCTTTTCCACTTTTACGGACTCTTCAAAACGTTGATATACTTCATTTAAATTAATATCATTTGGATATTTTATCTTATATAATTCATATGCGTTTTTATACTTTCGAAGCAGTCGGTTCTTGGCGAAGTGTATTCTATACATGAAGTTTTTATGGCTAATGCCATATTGGTTTATGACTTTACATACATTTTCATCAGATGATTTTTTAATATAATTTTCAGCATTCGTAAAGTGTGCAAATATAGTTTTATTTAGTGTATGTTCAAAACATTTTTTACTTTTGTTATTTATCAAATCCTTATAATATTGATGCACAAAAGCATCTTGTTCATGTTTAAAAGAGCAATACAAACAATAACCTATAGCTTGAGTTAGTGCATTTCTACTTGACGCTAACTTAATTGAAATATCATATAAATCTATATTCTTCTTAAGTCCTTGGGAATACTGGTACAAATGTGTCAATTCGTGAGCTATTGTCGATTTAAAGTTTGATATCATTTCACTATTAATCATTATTGAAACAATATCAATCGACGCTGATTCATAATCTGCTTGCGAGTTAAAATTTATTCCTGAATACTTATATAATTTACTATATTGCTTTTCATCCGTTACATATATAACATAACGAACAACGGTATTTTTCAAGTATTTAGAAAACCTACTTAAATCAAATACAAACCTGCCTTGTACAAATGGTATTTTTAAACCGAAATTGCTATTATATAAAACACTTCCGAATTTAATTGTATTATTAACTTCAGTGGTTATTCTGTTTGACAACATATCCGTAAAATTAATCACCACTGATGATACGCTTTTCTCTTCTTTTATCATATTTTAATATTTTTGTTATTCCAAATATATCTTATCAAACCGCAATCATATATCCTATATGCACCGATTTTATCTACCATTTCAGTTTCGGTCATGCTCATTGGCAAATTGTACTTTTTACTTAAAATATTCTTTCTGAAATTGAATTTATGATATCGTTTTAAATTGAAATAATAACTATATGTCGGTGTTGTATAGCCATCAAAACGAAATCCTAAATTAAGATAAACATTACTATTTTCATTAATGGTCCATCTTCTATCTGCAAAGGATTTAATATAAGAAGGTTTATAGTTCTTAACGAAGTAATTAAAAAGTTTACCACCAATACCTTGACATATATAATGATAATCGGAAGCAAAACGTGTTAACTCCCATCTATCACTACCTTTATACTCGCTCCTAAAGGACATTACGCCTATTAAAGCATCATTATAAAAAGCACCAAGATATATAGTCGCAGAACCGCATCCTTGAATGTGATATGTATCTAAGAATTCCTTACAATCTTTATGTGATAAAACCTTGATAACACACTTTCTACCCATAATTTTAGGTAATTCGTCAGAATGCTTTAGAAGATGCTTAATTTTATTTAAAACGATATCCTTATGCTCGGCATATTCGTCCTCAAAGATTTGAATTAATTTAATACCCTTCTTTTTGCACTCTTCAGTTTTTCTAATATGGTAGTGTTTATCTTTATTCATAGAACAATGCCAATAAAGTCCATTATATTCAATAGCAATCTTTTTATCGGGAATATACATATCAAGTTCTAATGGTGATATTATTGTTCTATCTCTTTGAATTGTTAATGATTCTAATGATTTAACATATTCAAATATTTCATTTTCAGCTTGAGATGAGATATTAGCGCATAAAGGACAGCCATGACCACGCATGTGACTATGAGGAGTTTGATAAAAATCACCATGTACGGGGCACGTCACCACAACTTTACCATTATCATCCTTATTATCTAAATCTGTTTTATTATAGAAATAATAACCGTTATGTATTTCTTTTGCTCTACTGATAAATTCCTCGGTATTCATTTTATTTATTTTAGAGACTTTTTCAGCCATACATTTGGGACAACCATGGCCTTTCAGATGGTCATGAGGAACTTGCTTAAAGAGTCCATGCTTAGGACAGATTATTTCAATCGAGGTGTAAGCATTTTTGTATTCTTGTTTTGGATATGTATAAAAACTTTGATGAACGTTATTTGCTTGGCCTACAAACTCTTCAAAAGATTTTTTAGTTTTACTTGCACATACATCTCGTCCGCATTTAGTGCAGCCATGACCTCTTAAATGATTTTTCGGAGTTTGCCAAAACTCTCCATGTATAGGACAAATAATACAGACTTTCTCAGTATTATTCTTATACTCTATTTTAGAGTAATCATATTTATCACCGTGAAGTTCTTTAGCCTTTCTTAAAAAATCTTGTACTTTTAGAGCTTTAGTCATGTTTATTGTCAAGATAGTATTATTTCTTCGAAATATACAAAAAGTTGTATAGAAGGTTCTTTTAACTAGGTAGCTTGAAAGAAAATAATTGATAGCGGTATTTATTATAAAAATCCAATAAGGTAAAATACCTTAAAATTGAATTGATAATAAGTACTTAAAACAATAAATTAGTTAACTATCATGGCAGATTTGCTTTTAAACATGCCCTTGCAGTTCGAGCCATTAAAGAAAAACCGTTGGGTTGTGCGCTTTCCAAGTGACCTTGGTATTTCGGAATGGATGTTAAAATCTGCTGCAAGGCCTAAAATTAATCAAAATGAAAAAGAAATCCAATTCTTGAACACCTCTACTTGGGTAGTTGGTCGTTATACTTGGGATAGCTTAAGTTTGACCTTTCGAGATGCAATTGCTCCATCGACCTCACAAGCTCTCATGGAATGGATACGCTTACACTCAGAATCTGTAACAGGCCGTCAAGGTTACGCTGCAGGCTATAAACGAGATTTAGAGTTGGAAATGCTTGACCCAACAGGTGTATGCGTTCAAAAATGGATTTTGAAAAATGCATGGATTGTCACTACAGACTTCGGTAGTCTTGATTATGGCGATGATGAATTGGCAGACATTACAGCAACAATCCGTATGGACTATGCAGTTCTCTGTTACTAATACATAGATTATCTCAGTTCTTTATCATAATTTCGTTTTTTTTTGACGGTTGGGAGGTGAAAGTTTTTCAGACTTTCACCTCTTTTTTTTGTTTATTTAAATTCCATTTTATAGCATAAACAGCCACAGTCGTATATTCTGAACCACCCTTGTGATTTACAGAATTCACGTTCTGACATTTCAGGAGGGCAGCCGAATTTTTCTATAAGGACTTGTTTTCTGAAGTTAAAACGATAAACTCTTTTGCCTTTGTAAATATAGTAATAATTAGGCTTGGACTTGTTATATAATTCAAAACCTAATTTTTCATATAAGTTACCATTTGACCATCTTCTATCTGCATAACTAACAAGACTTGAGGGTTCGTAATCTTCGATGAAATGCTTTAATAAACGGCTTGCCCCACCGATTACGTTTGTATTTAGCTTATTGCAGAATCTGAGTAATTCCCATTCAAATTTGCCACTACCCACAAAATGTCTTGACTTACCAAATGTCATCAAAGAAACTAATTCATCATTAAAATAAAGCCCTAATTTAACCGAAGAGCCACAAGCACCCTGTAAGTGATTTGAATTTAAGAAGGCTGTGGCATCGGAAGCCGAAACTTCTTTGATGATACAATTTCTTGCATAAATATGAGTTTCAACTTTAGCTAAAATACTACAAATCATAGATTTAACAATTTCAGGCTTATTTTTCCATTCATCTTCGAAAATATGGAAAAGTCTAATGCCCCGTTCTTCACAACGGACAGTTTTCTTTAAATGAAAATCGAATTCTTTACGGGCGTCAGAGTGCCAATACAAGCCGTTATATTCAATACCAAAATTACATGAAGGAACATAGATGTCTATTTCGTCACCTTTTAGTATTCTCCTCTCACGTTGCTTTACATTTTCGGAACCTATCAACTCGCATATAAAGTTATATAGCTCATCTTCCCCTCTTGAATGTGCGAAAGAACAAGAAGGGCAACGATAACCAAGAAATAGATGGTTTGCAGCGTCCATTTCAAATGGCCCATGTTTTTTACAGACAATAGTTACTTTTCCACTTTGGGACGTGTAACTATCAGGTAGATATTCATACTCATTATTATGGGCGGCTTTTGCTCTTTGCACATACTCCTCAAAAGGTATTGTACGAGTTTCAGCGCATTTTCTAATTCCGCATTTTGGACAACCCTGCTTGCCTTTTATATGGTTATTAAATGTCTGGTAAAATATTCCATGTTCGGGGCATATTATTGGGTATTTAATTCTATCGTTCTTATATTCAGTTATTTGTGAATAATCATATTTGTTATTATGGGTTTCATTAGCAATTGCAACAACTTCTTCGATTGTCCGTCGTTTACTTGAAGCCGATTTTATATAGCGGCATTTAGGGCAACCCTGCCCACTCAGGAGGTGTCCTGGTGTTATTTCAAAATCCCCATGCTCTTGACCGTTTTCTTCTTTGCAATGGCATGTAATAACAACCTTTGCGTGGTTCGTTTTGTACTTTGTTTTTTCAAACGTAAAATTTGAACAATCTACCTTTTTCCTTGCCTTATCTATAAATTCCTCGTTAGTGTATCTTTTTCGGCCTGAACACTCAGGGCAACCCTGTTTCATGTTTATATGTTTCTGAAAAGACTTATAAAACACACCGTGCTCAGGGCACCTTATGGGTACTTTCTGTTTTCTCATGGTATAAGTAGCCTCATCGATTAGAGAATAGTCATATTTATCGCCATGAATTGTTTTCGCTATAGCAATATCTTCTTTTAAATTAGCCATCTTTAATATTTTGGTTTTATTTTCAATGCAAAATTACAAATAAGCACCAATAAAACCAAAGAAAAAGTTTAAAAATTAGTTAAAAATAAGGTACTTATTTAAGATATTTATATATCCACGGTCATACAGTCTATTGAATTCATTCTTATTTCATACATAAGCAAATTTTGGCTTAGTATAGGTTTGAATTTTAACCCCATTATCTAAGGACATATTATCACTGTTCAAAATCCACCGCCTATCAGTGGTAGTACATCACTTTAAAACTTGAAGTGTCGGTTTGTTTAACAGATAATCTATTTTTGGCCATAATAAGTCTTTATTTTTTCCACAAATATTCTTCTCGTTGCCGTCTAACAAAATCACTCCAACTCGTCATTGACGTTGTACCTTGACGATACGCCATATAGCCATTAGCATCAAGCCACTTATAACTGTTAACCCAACGATGATAATATTTTTTTATCTTACGATTGGACGTTGAATATTTTGCCCATTTATTAAAATAATATTCAAACGTTTTACGCTCTTTAACGGCTTTA